ACGGAGCATCCTCGGCAACCGGAAACTGCGGAGCATCCTCGGCAACCGGATACAAGGGAGCATCCTCGGCAGAAGACAAAGATGCGGTCGCTGTTGCTTGGGGTTACAAATCAAAAGCAAAGGGTGTTATTGGCTCGTTTCTTGTTTTTGCAGACTGGGAATACACTGGTTCAGAAGATAATACGGAATATGACAGAAATAACCAGAGTGCATGGGTTCTTAACGGCGCAAAGATGGTGCAGGTTGATGGGGAAAATATCAAGCCGGATACTTGGTATACGATTGAAAATGGAGAGATTGAGGAGGTATCAGAATGAATTACATAAAAGCAAAATATCCAAACCAGATCCGGTCATATATATTTGCTACATCAGACGATGTAAAAGCCGGTGACACGGTTGTAAATGCCAAATGTGCGAAGCTGACAGTTACGGATGAAACCGTGGATATGAAGTGGGTAGAAACCTACGGTGCTGATAAGGTGGCAGTTGTGAAGAAGTGTGAAGAACCGGAAAGAGGTGGTGACGATGAGAGTTAATCCATGTAGATATTGTGCATTGTCTGTAAACCTTAATGGAAAGCATTGTTCAAGGTATTCTTCCGAAGAGTGCGCAAAATGCGAGAACATTCAAAAACACAGGGAATACCTTTTAAGTCAGCGAAAATTCGCAGAGGGTGAGCAGATTACAAGCATTGAGGAACTTTTGAAACAGGAATGGGTAATGTGGTATCACAGTACAAAGCACATAGAGGTTTTCAAGAATATGCAACTCAATCTTGTTTTGAAATTTCTTAAAAATGGAGCATTTAAAAAAGCAATAAGGAAAGAAAGCGAGGAAAAATAATTATGGCAGAGAACACAGCAGTAGCAAAGGCAGAGGAAAAGAAAGAGGAAAAGACAGAGGTTGCACACAGCAACAACAAGGTTACAGACTATAGCCTTGGAATTTTTGGAACATCAGATAATTTCATCATGGCAATGCAGATGGCAAAGGCACTGGCAAGTTCAACAATCGTTCCGCAGACATTCCAGAAGAACGAGGCGAACTGTCTGATTGCCATTGAACAGGCACAGCGGTTAAGAGTTAGTCCACTTATGGTCATGCAGAATCTGTATGTTATTCAGGGCAGACCGAGTTGGAGCAGTAAATTTCTGATTGCCGCAATCAATAACTCCGAAAAATTTGATATGGAATTGCAGTTTGACGAAGCAAAGGACAAGAACGGCAAGCCATTCTCATGCACGGCTTGGACTATGAAAAATGGTCGCAGGGTTGAGGGCATGGAAGTAAATATGGATATGGCAAAAGATGAGGGTTGGCTTGGCAAGAACGGTAGCAAATGGAAAACCATGCCGCAGTTAATGCTTCGGTATCGCGCCGCATCTTTCTTCTCCAGTCTGAATTGCCCGGAGCTGACAATGGGATTGTATACGAAAGAGGAAATACAGGACAACGACTTCAAGGAATATCCGATGGAAGATTTGCAGGAACAGGTCAAGCGTGATATTTCCGAAAATGCCAATTCAGAGCCATTTGTCGTAGCTGAATCCGAAGCTATTGAGACCGGGAGCGAAGTAGTTGAATCACAGCCAGAGAAAGTAGCCGGAGAAGTCGTTGAGAATGACGAGAACGTGCCGGACTTTATGAAAGATTAGAGGTGGATGTATGAGAGTTATATCACAGAATGGAACGCTTGATGTTCCATATGAACAAGTTATTATAAGCAGATACAGAACCAGTATATTTTTCATTAACAAGAGCTTTACAAATAAGAAAACGATAGCGGACGATACTGAATTAGCCGTGTACTCTACGGAAGAAAAAGCGCGGAAAGCTATGGAAGACCTGCAATATGCGTATGCATGCCGTAATATAGCGATGTTCGACAAAGAAAAAGCTATTTATATTCCGAATGATAAAATGACTAAAGCTGTTATTGGAGGTGTCTTTCAGTTCCCAACAGAGGAAGAATTGGAGTAGTCTATGGAAGTTTCATCTTATTTAGAGTTCGTGCAGAAAGGCATGGAAGATAATATTTACAATTTCTGCAAAGACGGAAAATGTAGCCAATGCGGTAACTGCTGTTCAAACCTCTTACCTATGAGTAGAAAGGAAGTAGATGCCATTCACAGATATATCCGTAAGAATCATATCAAAGAGTGCAAACATCTTCTTCCCACTGCGAATAGAACGTATGATATGACATGCCCTTTTCTTGATACGGATAAGAGTTGCGAGAAATGCAGAATCTATCCGGTTCGACCAGAAATTTGCAAGCAATTTATCTGTGACAATGAGCAGAGAGCAAAGCATAATAGGGCATTGTTTGGACAGACGAGACAGATTATTGATGTGAGGAGTGAGTTCTTTAATGAGACTTAAAGTCTTAGGTTCCGGTTCATCCGGCAACTGCTATATTTTGGAGAATGAAAACGAAGCCTTGATAATCGAAGCTGGATTGCCATTCATGGAAGTCAAGAAAGCCTTGAATTTCAATGTAATGAAGATAGTCGGCATGATTTCCAGCCATGAGCATGGAGACCATTATAAATATTTCGAGCAATATAAAAATGCAGGAATCAATTCGGCTTGCTTTGGTACAGGAATTCCCGAATATGATGCCGATAAAATGAAGTATTATCTTGTTTCTATGGGGAAATTCAGAATTAAAATTTTTCCATTAGTACACGATGTTCCTTGCTATGGCTTTTACATTACGCATCCAGAAATGGGTAGTTTGGTGTATGCATCTGATACCGAGTACATCAAATACCGATTCAAAAATGTCAATCATTTTATGGTTGAGAGCAATTACGATATGCAGTTTGTAGACCGGGACGAGCCAAACTACGAACACCGCCTACGAGGTCACATGAGTCTTGATACGGCACTTAAATTTATTTCTACTAACGATAACCCGGCATTGAGAAATGTCGTTCTAATACACTTATCAGATAAAAGCGGAGATCCCGCACTATTTAAACAAAAGACAGAAGAAACAATTAAATATGGAGCCAATGTTTATATTGCAGAAAAAGGATTAGAGGTTGATATGAACCTTTGCCCGTTTTGATAGGTTGAAACACCAATGTGAAAGCATAAAAGAAACCAGTTTATGCGGTATCTGACTTTGGTATGGAATTTAATATATCACAAAACTAAATTGAAAGCCATGAGATACCTTTGGCGGTTGCTAAAAGTGACCGCCAGAAAGGAGAATACGTGTTAATAATTGAGGATAAAGGACAGAAAGAGGGCTTACATATCCTTAAGAATAGATATTTTAAAAGCCACGATATGGAAGTCTTGCGTGCACCATTGCCGGTTGGAGATTATATAATTGCTACAGACAAGGTATCGGATGTTATCCATAGAAAATCAGCTAGAAAAATGGAACTTAAAAAGATGGATTTCCTTGGCACATATGATGTTTCCGTTGACACGAAAAAGGACATGCAGGAAATTGTAGGGAATCTCTGTGGAAAAGCACATCCGAGATTCCGTGACGAGTGTATTTTGGCGCAGAACAACGGAATTAAGCTATATGTGCTTATTGAAAATACAGACAAGGTGTATTCCGTCAATGATGTATTTACATGGCATAATCCTCGAGTAGACCGGTATAACAATATTGCATATATGCACACACTTGGAAAATTGCTGAATGTACCGCTACCGAAAACAAAGCCGACATCTGGCAAGGTATTGGCAAAAGCTATGCTGACTATGCAACTTAAGTATGGCGTTGAGTTCGTATTTTGTCGCCCGGAAGATGCAGGGGCAAAGGTTATTGAATTGCTTGGAGGTAGTGAAAATGGCGGAGAATAAGCGGTATTACTGGCTTAAACTGATGGATGATTTCTTTGATAGCAAACGAATCAAAAAACTCCGTAAGATGGCTGGTGGCGATACATATACGATCATCTATCTTAAGATGCAGTTGTTGTCGTTGAAAAAAGGTGGCTATCTGGAATATTCCGGATTGGAAGATGAATTTTACAAAGAGATCGCCCTTGATATTGACGAGGACGAAATCAATGTTCAAGTAACGATTCAGTATCTTCTTTCCTGCGGATTGCTTGAAACATCAGATTCCATTGAGTACAAGTTGCCATTTGTGCAAGATAACCTAGGAAGTGAGACTGCAAGTACCAGAAGAAGTCGTAAATCTAGGGAAAATGCACAAAAAGCGTTGCAATGCAACAGTGGAGCAACGGAGTGCAACATTTTGCAACAAAATTGCAATGTAGAGATAGATATAGAGAAAGATATAGATATAGATATAGAGAAAGAAAATACAAAAGAAAGCGTGCCTGCATCTGATTTGGACTTTGACGCGGAATGGGGATGGGAATACACGATCAATGCATATCCAAAGAAAACGTCGTTAACGTCTGCCAAGGTAGCATGGATGGACAAGCTTTTAGAAGTTATCGAGCCGAACAGGAAAGCCGTTGCAAAGCTGATATATGAGGCTACAGTGGCATATGTTACTGACTATATAGAGAAGAATCCGGATGATACAAATTATCGTTATATTCCGAAATATGGTGATTGGCTGAAAGAGGATTGCGATTACTGGATTCGTCAAGTTGAGAAACGAAAGCGAGGTGAGAGCAGTTGACGGAAGCAGAAATTGGAGTGATCGGATGTGTATTGATTGACAATGATTCCATGTACAAGGTTTATAACAAATTAAAGCCGGAAATGTTTAGTACGGAATTTTGCCAAGATACTTTTGCTGAAATGCTTGCCATGTATGATCGTGGAGAAAACATTAATGTCGTTTCACTGTCTCAGACACTTGAAAACCACAAATGGGAGCCGGAAATAATTGCAAGCGAATTGAAAGAATGCATTTCTGTCACCCCAGTCTCAACGGCAATAAAAAGTTATGCAGATGCAGTTGTTAAAGATTGGCGAGCAAGAGAAACAAAAAAAATTTTTCAAGGAGTGAGCCTTAGACCGTGTGATATTGACAATTCTATAGCTGAAGTTCTCACGAAACTCGAAGAAATCCAAGAAAACAAAACCGTTCACTCAAAAACTATGAAGCAGATTGTTGCAGAAAATAAAGGGAATTATTTCAATGAGCATGTAGGTGAGGGATTGATAAAAACTGGATTTTATCGAACGGATGATTGCCTTGGCGGCTTGGAAGGCGGAGACGTTACTGTAATTGGCGCAAGACCGGGAGTTGGAAAATCTGCAATCGTTACGCAAATGATCGGGCAGATGGCAGAAAAGGATTACAACATTGGCTACTATAACCTTGAAATGAACGAATCACAGGTGTATGAGCGTTTCGTTTCTCGAATGTCTGAAATCGGTCTAACAAGGGTTCGCCGGGCAAAGGCTTTTCTTGGTGGGGAGAAAGAAGCATTCGACAAGGCGAATGAAACACTTTCCGGGTATAGCATCACTATTTCAACCGGCGCGAAGTCGGTAAGTGAAATCCGGGCAGAATGCAGGCACCAAAGATATGATGTGATCGTGATTGACTACTTGCAGTTAATCAAGGCTGATCGAAGATTCGGTAACCGTGCATCCGAGGTCGGAGATATTTCAAAAGCTATTAAAGCCTTGGCTATGGAACTGCATTTGCCAATTATCGTACTGTCTCAGCTTAATCGAATATCAGAGATGAGAGAAACAAAAGAGCCAACTATGGCAGAATTGAGAGAATCCGGAGACGTTGAGCAGGATGCATCAAACATTATCTTGTTATGGAATCTTGATGAAGATGGTAAATATAAGGGATGGAAAATTGAAAAACAAAGGCAGGGAACGCATTTAAAAGAAGTTCTCCAATTTGACGGCGATCACATGAGATTCATTGAGCGAACCGAAACCATTGAACAGATTCAAGCACGGATGCGACAGAAAGACGGTTTCCGAGAAGTATGTGGCAGCACACCATTTGATTAAAAGGTGAATGATTATGGCAAGTAAGAAATTTGAAAAAGGTTCCGAAGAATGGCAGTTTTTTAATGACTATTATAAATTCCGGCAGCAGTTTTATGAAGCTGATAACGAAGATGAGTGGTTCCAAGGAATGATGGAAGCAGGGGAAATGCTAATTAAAAAATATGCACGGACAAATATATCAAAATATGTTCAAAGTCTTGTATTTAGCCATTTTGAGGATGTAGAGAGGAGATGGAAGAGCAAATGAGTAATGCACTGGCAAGAAAGAAAAAGCGGATGCAGCCACTTGGATATTCCAAGAGTGAACTGATCGGAATACAGAGACACGCCAAGGCACAAAGCAATGCGGATTATCTAATAGAGGAATCCTATTATAACGTCCGTATGATGGCATATCAGGCACTGCATGATAAGTTCGGATTCGGACACAAAAGAATCATAAAGGTTGAGCAGACCATTGATGCATATGTGGAGAATGCAAAGGATGGAACGACAGGCGAGGAACTTGGTTTTTATCTGAAAGATAAATGCAAGATTGACGTGCGAAAGGAAACAAATAAGATTCCGTATCGTGAGAGTTTTTATCTGGTAGAGAGAAAGATCGCACCGAACTGCATGATACAGGCAAATAAGTTTTTACTGGCACAGGTATTTAATTATTTTGCTATGTTGGGTGTCTGCCTTAAAACGCAGTTTAAATTTTCGGGAAATCAGATCAGACAGGTTTATGAGAGAATCAGATATTTGATTAACTGCCTTGCTACCGGATATGAAACCATGACGGGGATCGCAAGCGTATTGGAATGGGAATGTAAGTACATTGACAAGCGTTTTATCGGAAAGACGTATGAAATATAGGAGGAATGGTTGATGGACAAGTTAGTTGTGGAACTGCAGGATGGATATTTTGTGGAGATTGATTCTCTGAATCACACCCTGAGACAGAGATATGCCGGACAGGATAAGGACGGCAATGAAAAAGAAAGCGTTCGAACAATCGGATATTTTGGAGACATGAAACAGTGCATTAAGGCTTTGTTAGAGCGTTATCCGAGGGAGTTATCTGAAAAAGCACAGATTTCCTTTGATGAATATTTAGAACTGTTGGATAAGGCTTATACGAGGTCAGAACAGCTTGTGAACAGAATCGGAAAGAGACAGGGGGAGATATAAATGTGGAAAGAAGGTAAGAAACGCCGCGCAATTATCGGAAAAATGAATAATAACTTGTCAATGCCGACAAAGCACCCGGACCAGGATGCGTTGAAAAGATTCAGAGAAGTGCCGTATCAGTTGCGGTACGGGAAGGAGAAGAAAGATGCTGAATAAAGAGAAGTATGCCAAGGAGATCGCAGAAATTGCCTGTGATGGATATAAAGTAGCTATAGTTCATGGAAAACCGAAATCATGTGGAAAATGCATTGATTGTGATTTTTATGGTTGTAACGATTGTACAAAAAAATTAAGGGATTGGGCTGATAACGAATATGGCAAGCCGCCTGTTGATTGGAGTAAAGTTCCTGTTGACACACCGATTTATGTTAGATGCCGCAGCAGCGACGAATGGGAGAAAAAACATTTTGCTAAATTCGAGAACAATTATGTGTATGCGTGGAGCGATGGCAAAACATCATGGAGCACCACTAATGGATATACAATGGTATGGGAGCATGCCAAACTTGCAGAAAGCGAGGGATAGCATGGAGATACTAACGGAGAGAAATCCGTTGTGGATTGATGATGAACTGTGGGAAAGGGCATGTGAACCGGATTGCGAGGAAATAGATGCCGTATATCGGAAACTCAAAGACTACGAGGATGCCGAGGAGCAGGGCTTACTTCTGCGGTTGCCGTGCAAGGTTGGAGATATTGTTTATAAAGTTAATAAGGCAAGTAAAAAAATTTCAAAACATAGGGTATTGAAAATCGAGATTGAAAAAATGGAAGGAACGGATTTTACTACGCAAATATGGTTTGAAAACTATGACTTTACATTTGCACATCGTTTTGGAGAAGTAATTTTCTTTACCAGAGAGGAAGCCGAAGCCAAGCTGAAAGAAATGGAGGAAAAGGATGCTTAATGAAATTTTCGATGTGATGAAATGCTTTCCGAAGAGTTATCTTACTCAATTTGGAGAACTTATTTTATCAGACAAAGGGAATGTATATTTTATAGCAAAAGACTGTAATACACAGAAAGATATTATCTGTAAACTTTTAGAGTGGTGTTCCAGACCTATTGCAAAGGGAGAACCTTACCGCCAAGAGAAGAGAAATAAAGAATGGAGAGAATCGCTTCTTTCTGGATACAATGAATATCTCGGAACACAATTCACGCAAGAGGATATGTACTGGATTTACGATAAACTCGGAAACGCAGTCAATCACGAATTGACGTTGAAATTTATTACAAGCGGATATGATTTGAAGCTTGTATATCCGAAGAAAGGAGAAAGTCATGGAGAATAGATTTTTATACCGCGGAAAAAGGTCTGATAACGGCGAATGGGTGGAAGGATTTTTGTTTATGGTAAATGATGTACCATACATCTTGCCACATCACAAAACAGGGCAGCCAATACACGCAGATAACTTGCTAAAAACAGTTGTCGAAGTGCTGGAAGATACGATCTGCCAGTGTACCGGACTTAAGGACAAGAACGGCAATCTGATTTGGGAGAATGATATTTGCGATAGAAAAGAACAGTATCCAGAGATTGTAAAATATCGCGATGGTGACTGGACATTGGATTACAGTTATGCAATCCATAAGGAAAGCGGGTATTGTTACTGCAACTTAGGATTTTATACAGAAGAAAGAAAATGTGCAGAAGTTATTGGAAATATTTTTGACAATCCGGAACTGTTGGAGGTGTAAACATGACGGAGAATGAAGCAATTGAAGAATTAAAATTTGATTGTAACGAACTTGGAAAAGCGATTCCGTGTGATACATCATGGGGGAAATCTTTTGAAAATGCTTATGCAATGGCAATAAACGCACTGGAAGAGGTACAGAAATACCGGAAAATCGAAAAAGACTTAAAAGAACGTTATCATGCCAACGTAGATATTCCGCTTTTGATGCACCACTTTATCGAAACGGTGTTTGAAGGGGAGAAGCATGAGGGATTTTGCCTTTTAACAAACGAGGATGCTAAGGTGTGGGAAGAATATAAGGCGATCGGCACACCGGAAGAATGCCGGGCGGCGGTGGAGAAGCAGACAGCGAAGAAAGTGAAATCAATATCCCAGATAAAAGACGGAGACAGCTATGTCGGTCTTATAGGGAGATGTCCTTGCTGTGGAGACATATTGGAAGAGGATACCGTATATTGTGATTGCGGTCAGAGATTAGATTGGGGGGATGAAGAATGAACGAAAAATTGAAGCCATGTCCGTTCTGCGGCGGAAACGCAATGTTCTTAACCATTACAAATAAGTCATCACATTCGGCTGTTGTGGTAATGTTCAAAATCAAATGTATGAAATGCGGAACAGAACTTCCAAAAAGCTATGAATGTGAGATGTACATGGATCAGGACGGAGGCATCAGAACAGGGAAAGACGAGCGAACGAAAGCAACTACAGATTGGAACAGGAGGGCAAACGATGAGACTGATTGATGCTGATGCACTAAAGAAAGATTTAAAATCGGTTACTTTAAGCAATGGAACTTTAGTAAATACAAATGCAGTATTGTATTTACTAGAAGAATATCCGACGGCTTATGATGTAGACAAGGTTGTGGAACAGTTGGAAGAACTTAGAAAAGAATGTGAAGACCCATTGCAGGAGTATGATCCAAATTATTTTATCGATAAGGCAATCGAGATTGTGAAAGGTGGCGGTGTAGAGTGACAAGCATAGAATTATGTAGAATGTGTACCGAGTATTCTGCGGACACAAGATGTGAGCATAAAAAGGATTGCAAATTGCAGAAGATTTTGACAGAAAATAAAGCGTTAAGGGCAGAAAATAAAGAACTTCGAACAAAAGCGTTTAGAAATTCATGGGAGAAATCCCCTGACATGATGGGAAGATGAGGTGGTGTAGATGCCGATTAAACCGATTTTATTCAACAAACAAATTAGCACCGAAATGGTGAGGGCAATTCTGGACGGAAGGAAGACCTGCACAAGGCGAATTTGCAAAGATGCCAATGAGTGTACTGTGCCGGATATGGATTTTTACAATGCTGACAGGCGGACTTATGCAGTACATAACTTTGCTGATAAGGAGCATACGGAGCAGTTAAGCATAGCAGAAAGAACTTGTCCTATTTGTCCGGGCGATATCCTGTATGTCCGAGAAACATGGAAAAAGGCGCCGAACGGATACTATTACTACGAAGATTGGCAGAAAGATGATATTGCCGATGTTACAAAGTGGAAACCATCCATCCACATGCCGAAAGAAGCCGCACGCATCTGGCTTAAGGTTACGGATGTGAGGGTGGAGCGGTTGCAGGACATGGATAAGATGGATGCGGTAAAAGAAGGAATAGACACAAGATTATGCATTAATTTAAACCATGCATTGGCAAAGTTTAAAAAATTGTGGAACTCCACCGTCAAGAAATCCGACATTGACCGCTACGGCTGGGATGCGAATCCTTACGTTTGGGTGATATCGTTTGAGCGGTGCGAGAAACCGGGAAAATAAAATGAAAGGAGTGAGAGGTTTGCTGGCCAGCGTGAAAGAGCTCTTTACTCCGAGAAAAAATGGAATCAGTAAAAGAACGTATGGAGCGAATCGGTGCATATGAGAAAATATCATCTTTTATGCAGAAAGAGAAACAGCCATATGAGTTTAAAAGAAAATACGCACAGATCAGAGCAGAGGAATTTGCAAACGAATGTGATGGACGAGAATTAAATTATCATGTATCGGTTGGTGGATTAGACAGTATCATTTTATATCTGTTTTTAAATGAGGTTTGCAGTATCAATGTACCGGGTGTCAGTGCTTCATCATTGGAAGATAAAAGTATTCAGAAAATACATAAAGCACTTGGGATCATCAATGTACCGCCATTAAAGCGAGAAGACGGTACCTATTGGACGAAACCGAAAGTCATACAGGAATTTGGTTTTCCGGTAATATCGAAAGAAGTTGCTGCAAAGATTGAGTTATTACAGAATCCGTCCGAAAAGAATAAAACTGTCAGACATGCAATCATAACCGGAGAGACCGGAGAATATGGTGGATGGCAGAAAAATTCAAAAATGCAGTTAAAACAGAGATGGCTTAAGCTGTTCGGTGGATATGAGAACGAGACAGAAGGATGTGACTACCAGAAACCGGACTTCCTTGTATCGTCAAAATGCTGTTATTACCTCAAAGAAAAGAACTGTGATAATTGGGGAAAAGAGCATAACAGCGTGCCATATCTAGGACTGATGGCATCCGAGGGTGGCAGACGTGCTAAGAGCCTGCGGATGAACGGATGTAATTATTTTGGAGCATCTACGATTAGATCAGCGCCATTTGCAATCTTTCATAGACAGGACATTTTAAAGCTTGCACTGGAAATGGATGAGTTGTGGAAAGGAGAACTGAAAGAAAAATATCATGAGAAGCTTTTGAAAGAAGGAAGATTATCTCAAAGTTTTGAAATGCCAGACAGCATTATCCCGGAGATCTACGGAACGATTGAGAAAAAGCCAGATGGGACGCTTTACACAACTAAGGCTCAGCGTACCGGATGCAGTATGTGCGGGTTTGGAATCCACATGGAAAAGAGACCGCATCGGTTTGATCTGTTGCATGAGAGCAATCCAAAAGAGTGGGATTATCTTATGTTCCACATGTGCAGGGATAAAGACGGGAATGATTATGGATGGGAGAAAGTACTTGATTACATTGGAGTTGGATGGGATCCGTCTACAATCGGTGGTAATTGTAAGGGGCAGCTGAAGTTACCATTAGATTTAATGAAATAAAATGAAAAAGGCACCCGAAGGTGCCGATTTCACTACAAATCCAAATAATGAGAAAACATATCTTCGAGATATTCTTCCAGTTCATCTTCGGATTCGACATTTGTGGCAATAATTTCCCAATCATCAAAGAAATCGAACATGATGATCACCTCCTCGCTAAAAAATTAGTAAAGGAGTTTAAGAAATTTATTTTAACCCTTGCAAATTAAATTTCGTATTACAATTATAATATAAAACGTGGGAAAAATCAATAGAAATAATTAATTGACGAGAAAGGAGCCGGGACCTATCCGGATAAAAGGCGCGCCGGGTTCCTGTGAAAAAATGAAAAATAGTGAATTAAAAGAATATTTGAATACATTCTCGGATGATGCACCAATAAGTGTTATTTTGGCAAATCCGAGAAAAAGAAAGAGATATGAAATAACGGGAACATTTTGTGTTAAAGATCTTGGACAACCAGTATTCTGTATTGAGGTTGGAAAAGAAGTTGATATGGATGCAGAAGAAATTGCAGCCTGTGAAGAAAGTGAACGCAATGCGGATGATTTGGAAGGTCAGATGGAGATCACAGACTTTCCGGAGGTGCTGCCATGATAAACGGAGAATTGATAGTAGATAACTTTGCCGGTGGGGGCGGCGCTTCCACTGGTATAGAAATGGCAACCGGATACAGTGTTGATATAGCCATCAACCATGATCCAGAAGCTATCAAGATGCACAAGGCGAACCATCCGAATACGAAGCATTACTGTGAAAACGTGTGGGCGGTCGATCCGGTAAAAGCGTGCAACGGGCATCCGGTCGGACTTGCCTGGTTCTCGCCGGACTGCAAACATTTTAGCAAGGCGAAAGGCGGGAAACCAAAGGATAAAAACATTCGTGGTCTTGCATGGGTAGCATTACGATGGGCTGGACTTGTAAGACCACGGGTGATCATGTTGGAAAATGTGGAAGAGTTCAAAACATGGGGACCATTGAACAGAGGGCACCATCCGATCAAGGCAAAGCAGGGAAAAACATTTGAAAAGTTTGTACAGCAGCTAAATGATCTGGGGTACACTGTAGAATTTAAAGAACTGATTGCTGCCGATTATGGCGCACCGACCATGCGAAAAAGATTTTTTATGATTGCCCGGTGTGATGGTAAGCCAATCGTCTGGCCGGAGCCGACACATGCACCCGCGGACAGTGAGAAAGTAAAAGCCGGATTACTGGAACCTTATGTTGGAGCGTATACACAGATCGATTTCAGTCGCCCTTGTCCAAGCATTTTTGACACTTCCGAAGAAATCAAAGAAAAATACGGCATCCGGGCGGTACGTCCACTTGCATCAAAGACGCTGGATAGGATTGCCAAGGGATTGAAAAAATTCGTTTTGGATAATCCAGAGACTTTTATCATTCAGTGTAATCACGGTGGTGAGCGGAGACCGAACGATATTCGAGAGCCAATGCCTACCATAACCGGAAAGCACGGATATGGGATTGTGGAGCCATATATGGTACAGATCGGGCAGACAGGATTTGCAAAAGACCGAAGTAAGGATGTTAGAGAGCCGCTTACAACGATTGTGAGCAAAAATGAGCATTGTCTGATTGAACCAACGCTTGCACCATACATGGGAACGAATACGACAAATCATCCGGGCGGAAATTGCAAAGATCCGATACACACAATTACAACTGGCAATCAGCAATGTCTTATTAGTCCTACGTTGATTCAGTACCATTCAGAAACTTCAAAAGATGGAGTAAGAGGGCAGGCTATAAAAGATCCGATCATGACAGTTGACAGCTCAAATAGATATGGGCTGGTCGCATCGTTTCTGCATAAGTACTATGACGGAGGATATAAAGGTGCTGGGGAAACAGTAGAAAATCCGCTTCCGACAGTGACCGCATGGGATCATAACAGCGTTGTTACTGCGAATCTGATTCAGATGAACAATCATTGTGACGGAAAAGATATCAGACAGCCATTACCAACGATCACGGCTGGTGACGGACACTTTGGAGAGGTCAGAGCGTTTCTGATTAAATACTATGGACAGGGAACAGGGCAGGATATCAAAGATCCGCTTGATACAGTCACAGCACAGGATCGCTTTGGACTTGTGACCATCAACGGCACTGATTACCAGATTGTGGATATTGGACTGCGGATGCTGGAGCCAAGGGAGTTATATGGATGTCAGGGATTTCCGGACGATTACATAATCGACCATGATTACACCGGCAAGACATATCCGAGAAGCGAACAGGTGCGAAGATGCGGCAATGCAGTATGTCCGCCAATACCTGCAGCACTGGTCAGAGCAAATTTGCCAGAATTGTGTGTTGCAGAGCGGATGCCAAATATGCAGATAGAAGCAGAGCAGACCGGACAGCTCCGGTTTGCGTAAACCTTAAATTTTGTGGAGGTGATGCCATGATCCAGACAGCAGAAGATAAAGTGAAAGAGTACTGCCAGCGCATCCGCAGAGAAATAGAACACTGGAAAGATATCAATCAGAATGGATGTAATGATCCGTTCTGGTCCGATGGATGCAATATGAATCTGATAAGAAATCATATCATTTATTATCAGTCAAAGATCCGCGAGGTCTGCACAGAAAATCAGTTGCCATTACCGGATGAATATTATTTATCCATACCGCCGGAAGTGGATAATAATTATATGGCGAATCTTAAGCAAAAACCACGGGCAGAGAGATTGTGTCAGATGGGGAGAATCACAACTGGACGTGTTTACCAGTACGACGAGAATCAGATGAGTTTATTTTAGAACCAGATAACAAAACCAAGAAGAGAGGAATGGTCATCTCATGAAAAATATAATAATGAATTTCGGTTTCTATTATGAAATAGCCAAAAAGAAAATCAAATTAAAACTATGGTCAGCCGAGTACTCAAAAGGATATTTATATTTTTTCCTGGACAATGTCGCAGATGTGACGGAAGAACAGTATAACGAGTATTCAAAGATGATCGATGAACTTTGAGAAGGAGAGGAAAAGATGAAGTATACAGTAGAAACAACGGAAAACGGTGTTAATGAGACTCTGGAATTATATGGAATAATTTATAAAAAAGAGTGGATAAGAAGAGAAAACGGTCTTCTTGAGTGTTTACAGAAAGATTTTCGGGCGCAAATGGAAGAGGACGGCTACGAGGGAGAGCTTGTTGCGAAAGTTGATGAGACATTTGATGGTTTTTTGGCAGATGACGTGGATTATATGAGAGACTTTTTAGATTAAGCGAGGCGTAAATCATGAGAAAGAAACTTATAACAGCCATTATAATCGCAACACTCCTGATTGCCGGATGCAGTGATACAGCAAATGTCAGTGCGGGACAGGAAAACACAATGGTACTGGTGGGAAGTGGACAAGAATATCTTATTTATGCAGATAGTGACACAGGAGTGATGTATTTATATATCACAATAAGCACGGGCGGCGGTCTTACCGTTATGCTCAATGCTGATGGTACACCGAAGATCTGGCAGGGAGAAGAATAAAATATTGGAGGATAGTGGCTTATGAAGTTTTCAAAACTGACTAAGCCAGAGCTTGAAACAATTATTGAAAACGCCAATTTCACGGAGCAGGAAGAAGAAATATTTTATCTTCTTGCCCGTGGACTTATTTCAAAAGAAATAGCCATGAGACTATGCGTATCAACAAGAACAGTGGAAAGAAGAATTTTTGATATTAAACAGAAAGTAAAAAAGTTAGAAGGTGAGTTAAACGGGAAATCTTTCAAATAGTGAGTTGTTGAATATTGCCATCGAAAATGGTATTATCAACATAGACACCATTCAGAAAAAAATTGAAATGAACGAAAGGAAAAAATTTATTGAAAAACACACTTACAGCATTTGGCAAGGAAAAGATGAAAAGTTTTACACATATTTGCCAGATGAAGATAATAAGAGAGGAAAGAGACTTGTAAAGAGAACATCTGAAAAAGCAATTGAAGATGAAATAGTAAAGTTCTATAAAGCTAAGGAGGATGAACCTACAGTTATTCAGGTATATTCTAATTGGATTTCTGAAAAACTTGAATATGGTGAAATAACAAGACAGACAAAGGACAAGTACGAGACAAATTTTAAAAGATTTTTTGAAAATAAGTATTTGCCGATTGCAAATAGAAAAATCCGGTACATTGATGAAGAAATATTGGAATCATTCATAAAAACAGCTATTTCAAAACTGGAACTTACGCAAAAAGCTTATTCTGATATGCGGATATTGATTAACGGAATTTTCAAATATGCAAAGAAAAAACATTATACCAGCCTGAGCATAACCAGTTTTATGGGTGATTTGGAAATTTCGGAAAAGTCATTTAAAAAGAACCATAAGTCAGACTGCGAATTGGTATTTTCTAAGGATGAGGAACTTTTAATTGAACGATTTGTAATGGAAGATGAGCCTACATTGATAGAACTTGGCATTATTTTGGCATTTAAAACAGGATTGAGAGTTGGGGAAATATCTACCCTCTCATGGTCTGATGTCGGAGAAAATAAGATACATATATCAAAGACAGAAATAAGATATAGAGATGATAATGGCAAATATGTATTTGATGTTCAAAATTTTCCTAAAAGTGATGCCGGGTTTAGAGATGTTATAATTACCGCAGATACCAAAGAACTTATGAGAAAAATAAAAATGCTCAATCCATTTGGGCAATATATTTTTATGAAAAACGGTAAACGAATAAAAGGTCAGGCATTTACAAGGCGGCTATATGTGATATGTGATAGAATAGGAATTGGTGAACGTTCAATTCACAAGGCAAGAAAGACATATGCAACAAAGTTGATAGATGGAAATGTTCCAGAATCGGTAATAAAAACACAAATGGGGCATACAGATATCAGAACAACTCTCGATCATTACTATTTTAATAACAAGACAGAGAGTGAAATGCAGGAATATATTGCAAAAGCATTATCAATGTAAAAGGTAACACGAGGTAACACCTTTGGAGATAAAGAAATTCAGTATTTATGCGGGTTTGAGAGAATTGATACCGAGTTCGAATCTCCCTTCCGCTACTTTATTTTTGTTTAAGAAAACCTTGTGAAGCCTTGATTTTACTGAAAGAAAGGAGTTTTTGAATGGTGTCTTTTCTAAAGGTCAAAATCAAAGGTAACACTAAAGGTAACACGAACGGATGTATGGACGCTTAATGCGTTCTTTTTTTGTTGTATTTTTTGACGGCAAACTGTCGGAATCGTGACGGTTTTGCCGCCTTTTTTTATGCAAAAATATAATCAAAGGGAGGGATGGTGGTGTTTTCAGATGAAGTTCTTGAAAAAATTTTTGCCAGAAAAGAGTTACAGTCCTTGGACTTGTCAACGCAGTCGTCTATCATACACGCAATAGAAGATGTTTTAGAGGAGGTCAAACAGGATGAATATGAGCGGAGCATACCAGAATCCGATTTATAATCAGCAGATGCAGCAATACGGGCAGCAGTACGCATACAATCCGTATATGAATCAGCCACGCATTGATAATACACAAAATTATATGCAGGCACCGCAGCAAATTCAGCAGCAGATCCCGGTTCAAACTTTTGGCATAAATGGAAAAGTAGTTCCGGCGGTAGAAAACATCACTGCCAATGATGTGCCAATGGATGGCAGCGTTGCATTTTTCCCAAAACAGGATATGACAGAAATATACGCTAAAAGTTGGAACGCAGATGGCACAATTCGCACAATCGTTTTTAAGCCAGTTTCGCATGATACTGTTAGCAATTTATCGCATGATACTGAAAAATTGAAATTTGACCTATCAGACGAGTGCACAGGTGCATTTATGCAGAAGTTTGATGAACTTTTTGGGAAGATTGAACAGATAGAAAACCGATTAGATAAAATTCCAAGCAGTCAAAGAAAAACTTCACAGGTAAAAAAGGAGAGTGATCCAGAATGAATCCGGCACAATTATTGTTAAATCAAATGATGAATTCTCCGCAGGTTCAAAACAATCCTATGGCAAAAAATGCCATGCAAATGTATCAAAGCGGAGATACAGGTGGACTTAAGACAATGGCAGAGAATCTCTGTAAAGAAAGAGGAATTACGGTAGATGAAGCAAAACAGAAAGTTATGAGCATGTTTAATCATTAGTACATTTTGGGTTGCGCGCACAATAACCGGTTATCCCATTTGTAAATAAATCAGATGGAGGTAAACAAAATGTTTAATGGAAACGCATCTCCTAGTCTTGCTGATATTGCAGCAGTGACAGGAAACGGGAGAAACAATGATGGTATGTGGGGCGGCGATGGCTGGTGGGCTATCATTATCTTCGCTATGATCTTTGGCTGGGGCGGCTTTGGCGGCAATGGCTGGGGAGGAAACGGAGGTATGGGAGCGACAGCATCTGCATACACCGACTCTGCAATTCAGCGTGGTTTTGACACGCAGGCTATCATCGGAAAGTTAGATGGTATCACAAATGGTCTCTGTGATGGATTTTACGCACAGAATACCGCCGTTATGAACGGTTTCCATGGTGTAGACAATGCAATCTGCAACCTTGGCTACCAGACACAGCAGGGATTTAATACCACAAACGTGACACTTATGCAGGCGCAGAATGCTTTACAGTCCCAGTTGGCTAATTGCTGCTGCGAGACCAGGGAAGCTATCCAGGGTGTGAACTACAATATGGCGCAGAACACTTGCGCATTACAGAACACCATGAACAGCAACACCAGAGACATTATCGACAGCCAGCAGGCAGGAACAAGGGCAATCCTTGATTACCTGTGTCAGGAAAAGATTTCTTCCTTACAGGCAGAAAATAATGACTTAAGAAGAGCCGCATCACAGGATCGCCAGTCTGCATTGCTCACTACCGCAATGTCAGCGCAGACACAGCAGATCATCAACGCTGTAAATCCGGCTGCAATCCCGGCATATGTTGTTCCAAATCCTAACGCTTATGCGTATGGCTGTGGATGCAACACAGGATGTAGCTGCTAAAAGTAGCTGCTACACAAAATTGAATAATTGAGTATCTTAATTGAGTTTAACTCGATTATGTCTGCTGTGCAGTATTGCTTATAAACACAAAGGGCAGACTATAATGTTTGCCCTTATTTTTGAAAGAGAGGTAAATAATTATGGCAGAATTTACAGGAATTGCAATTCAAACTGTCGCGCAGGGAGAAGATGTAGCATTTACAGAAACTCCGGTATGCGCAACAAAATGCATTGTTCATAGACAGGGAAGTGGCATTGTTAAATTAAGAGGACTTACAAATCAGTGCCGGGCAAGATTTTTGGTATCTTATTCCGGGAACATTCAAATTCCTACCGGTGGCACAGTTGAAGCTATTTCACTGGCTATTGCAATTGACGGAGAACCGTTGCAGTCAACTCGAATGATTGTTACACCGGCGGCAGTTGAAAACTTCTTTAACGTTTCGGCGCAGGCATATGTGGACGTTCCTCGCGGTTGTTGTGTTACGGTAGCGGTACAGAATACGTCTACGCAGGCAATCGAAGTTCAGAACAGCAATTTAATTGCGGTCCGGGAAGCATAGGGGGGCGGTTTTATGGATATTATGAGAATGCACGACATGATTGAAAAACTGTCTGAATGTGCTAAATGCGAAATTGACAAAGGAATTGAAAATATAGACCCGTGTGAAATGGGACAGGTTACAGACATGATGAAAGACCTTGCAGAAGCAATGTATTATCGTACATTGATGAAAGCAATGGAAGAATCCAGTGCAGATGAAACAATGGAAATGTTTGATCGATTCGATGACGGCAGAAGATTTTATGATAACTACCGCTATGCAAACGGCAGATTTGCCCCAAAAGGAAGAGGTACGCGCCGCGGATATGAAGAACCGCCATACTGGCACATGACACCGGAAATGTACCGGGAAATGGAACACGACCGTGATATGGATCGTTCTTCCGGCAGAATGTATTATACCGAGCCTAAAATGACACCAGATGGTGGAATGCGTGATCGCAGAGAGGGCAAAAGCGGCATGAGCCGCAGAAGCTACATGGAAAGCAAAGAGCTTCACAAAGGCAATACGCCAGAAGACAAGGATGCAAAGATGCATGACCTTGAAAGATACATGAAAGAGCTTTCGGAGGATATGGCGGAACTTATCTCCGACATGACACCGGAAGAGCGCACAATGACAAAAAGCAAGCTGTCAACGCTTGTTTCCAAAATGTAATGGCAGGGGCAGAAATGCCCCTGTTTGTTTGAACATTGACAACTGAATATCAGCTAGTGATTTGTGGATTTGGAAATTTTTCAAAAAGGTATTGACTTTTTGTTGCTACAGTATTATATTTGTTGTAGCGACAGAAAGAGGGGAGGTGCAAAATGTCACCAAGAACAGGTAGACCAAAGTCTGACAACAGCAAAGACACAATGTTTAGAGTTCGACTTGACGATGAAACTGTTCAAAAATTAGAATTTGCTTCTGAACAGTTAAATATCACAAAATCTGATGTTGTTAGAAATGGTATAGAAAGTGAATACCAAAGGTCGTTAAAAAAATAGAGTGTTGACACTCCGCAAAAGTCAATCAACACTCTATCAACCGAGATAACTCTCTGTGAAATATTTTATCATAGAGAGTATCTCTTTTCAATAAAAAAATTGAAAGGGAGGAAAAATCTATGAGAAACATTGAAGAAATTGTAAGAACGATACTTAATAGTGACGCGCTGATGGAGAAAGTGAATCATGTTGTGGAAATCGAGAGGATGAAGTATAACCGTGGTTGGAGTACCGAAACGGACATTGATAATTTTTCCCCGATTGGTTTTCGCAAAGTGGTAACATCAGCCATGAATTTGCTCGGACTGCCGAACGAATCCGGCGAGGTTGATATTGCCAGTGAAATTCTTAAGGACATTTTCAGAAATGAAATCATAAAAAAGGATGGAACTTATTTGCCGAGCCAAATTGAGCAGTACAGATCGTTGCTTTCTCGGCTCGCAATCGAATGTGATAACGAAAAATTGTTGCGCGGCGTTGTAATATTTATGGCAGATTTGAATGATGAGGACGTAATAGATCACGACGGTATTTACCGCCTTGTAAAGAAAGGCGGTACAAGATGAAAGAACAGTTAATTACAGAAATTCAGAACATACAGGACGAAAAATTTTTGCAGTTTATTTTGAAAACAATTATTTCATTTAAGCAGAAATGGGGGATTTGCTGATGAACAATATTCATATGAAACAATTAGAACAGACGTTAACCAGTATGGAAGTTTCGGAAATGGTCGAAAAGACACACGCAAACATGTTACGAGATATCAAAAGGTACTGTAAACAGATGGAACAAAACAATATTACAGGTAAAATCAAAATTGATGTGGCTGATTTCTTCAGAGAAAACACCTATAAGGACGAGCAAGGGAAAGAACGCCTATGTTTTGACATTACCAAGAAAGGTTGCGAATTTATCGCCCACAAGTTGACCGGAGTAAAAGGAACGGCTTTCACAGCTCAATACATCAATCGCTTCCACGACATGGAACAGGCTCTGAAAAATCCGCAGGCTGAAATTACGGAGAAAGACCCGTTTGCACGCTGGAGCATCGTAAAAAAGATAGAGAGTGGTAAATGGTTTAATAAAAATAACTGGAAACTCAAAATTATCTGTGACCGGTTCGGATGGACGAGAAAATTTTTATATCACAAAATTCTTGTGGAATTGTCTGACTTACATAACTTAGAACTTGTGGAAAAGTTCTATACAGTCACATATGGGCATAAACCGGAGTACAAGATGGACTTGCTAGACTACAGCAAAGAACTTGCTGGAACAGCAACAAGGTACATTAATTATTTGTTGATTGAAGAGCAAGAAGAATAACTTTAAATTTAGAAATCACTGGCTGATATTTGGCTGGTGGTTTCTTTTTTTGGAGGTAAAATATGTTTGTGATAAATGGTATTGAATGGAAAATAGAATTTGTTCACGGCGCAAGTCATAAATTAATGCGCTCTGATGGCTCTACCAGCCTTGCTGTAACAGATTGGAATGATAGGATAATATATGTTTCGGATAAACCAGAAAATGGCTATTTGCGAAAAATACTGGCTCATGAACTTTGTCATTGTTTTTGCTTTTCCTATAACATTCATATGCCGATTGAGCAGGAAGAGTATCTTGCGGACTGGATAAGCCTGTACGGTACTGATTTGATCTATCTTTTGGATGATCTGATGTCAAACATTGATTGGAGGGCAGCATAGTGGACAAAATAGATGAATTGCTGCGGTATATTCACAGAACAAACCCGGAAATGACAAGGGAAAAGCTGATAAATGAACTAAGCAGAAGTGATTACGCCGCACGTTCTTTGCTTTTCACAAAAGAAGTTGTTTGTCAAGAAGAAAAATAGTAAAATGTTTTTGGGGTGATAGTATTGTACAATGGATGTCATACATCTTTTGATGTTATGAAAGAATATATGATCTATGGAGCGGAGCTTGATGAAAAATATCAGATCCCGATTGTCCCGGCATGCAGCTTGGATTATTTGCCGGAGGACTCCATAGATTTTGGAGAGAGCTTTTCACAAAAGATAAAAGGGCATAGAAAATTGAATGTGAATTTCTATATTGACGATTCAAAGTTTCAAAGACTGTGGAATAACCCGGATAAATACCTGGAGCACTTGAAGTGTTTCCACTCGGTCTGTATGCCGGATTTCAGTATTGCTACTGGCGATTGTGGTATGCCGTTTGCATTGAACCTGTATAACGTGTACCGGAACCATGCACTTGCACATTATATGCTGCTGAACGGGATCCGCGTTATACCGTCCGTAGGCATCCCGGACAAAGATAATTATGATCTTTGTTTTGCCGGATACAGTAAGGGTGGTGTGATCGCTGTATGCACAAATGGAAGAGTGAGGGCAAAGGCAGCTCGGATTGAGTTTTGCGAGGGATTCAAAGTAATGACAGACAGGCTGCAACCGCATACAGTGTTGATCGTCGGGAAGATACCGGATGAATTAAGCACCGATGTAAAGATTGTAAATTATAAATCACGCAACCAGAAAGTAAATGAGGAATTTTCGAATGGGAACAAGAACAACGAAATCGCAGAAAAAACAGAAACAGACCAAGAGCCAAAGGAAGAGAAGAGAGCGAATTAGTCAAATTTCACAAGTTGCGAAATGACGCATAATAATTTACTGTGCATATTGTCTTTTCATAGTTGGAATCTCATTTTTCAACTTTTGATTTTTTTCTTCTTGGGAAATGACTCGATTTTGAGATCAGAAATCAGAATTTTCACACCCCGGCGGTCTGCCGGTCATGTCTCCAGATGCGCCCCGGACGCTTCCCGGTGGTTTACCGGATGCATCATGGCTGTGTACCTAGGGGAGTGCCAACGCGGCAAGATAAACACAGTGTTTACAGGCTTGCAACGTCGTAAAAACGATTTACAGGCGTTTCGTGCTGTGTATATATAAAAGTACTGCATTGTCTTGCGCAAGCCTTAAAATGGCTTATGCGTGTTCACTTAAGCGCATTATATGACCGGGCGTATATCTTGTCAAGTTGCAATATATCCGGACACTGGAAAAAGCCGGGATGATTCCGGCTTAAAATTCCTCTATTTCCGCAGCATTTTGCTCCCATTCTGGAAGCGTTTTGAAAACTTCCCAAGCATCGTCGAACGTTTTAAAGTCCGTTCCTTTGCCGTCATTTCTGAAAAATCCATCTTCAACGCTATAAACACTTCCCATGCATGTGACTTGAAAAACTGTCTGTGCTCCGTTCGGATAAGTCATTTATAAATCCTCCTAAAAAAATAATATTCCCTTACGGGTAGAACCGCCGCTGGCAGTGGTTCCGGCGTGCATCCTCTGCGGCGGTTATTATGCTTTTTTATATCCGTTTTCAGCAGCATATTTTTCAAGCTCTTCCAGTGTTTCAAATGTTGTCACAATTCCGCCGAATCCTTTTGTAATTCGGTCGATTGTATACATGCCACAGCCATACAGGCATGCATAAAAGTTCATTCTGCCTTTTTTTAATAAAAATAATTTTCTCATACTTCAATTCCTCCATATTCAAATTTTTGGGTAAAAGCAAGCCGGGGAATCGAACCCCGGTAAACGCCGCCGCTTGCCTAATTTATAAAATTGTGCGAACCTCATTATAATCATCATTAAGCTCTATCAGATTAAATAAATCGTGTTTTTCTCCTAATTCAAAATACTGATTGATAGCATCCTCTTCGCTGTCAGCTAAAATCATTTCGAAATTATCGTCTTCGATCTCTGCTCTGTAATACTTCATAAGATTAACCATCCTTTCATTGTTTCGCCCTGTCTCATCGGTGCAGGTAGGGCAGTTCCTGCAGACGGCGGCAGCTTCCGCCGTTTCGACTTAATTAACGCCGTATAACTTAGTTGATTTTCTAAAAGTCTTAATAACTCCGCCCGGCGTCCCGTCTTTCTGCGTTCTCCAGTGTGCCGGAAAACTCGAAAAGTCGGAGCAGAGGCGAACCGTTACAGTTTTTTCTGTCTCTTTTACAATTTCTACAACATCAAACAGAAATCCGTCTGACTCTGCTAATTGTGTGCCTATTTTTATATCACTTGCTTTAATAATCATGTGAAAACCTCCTTTGTGTGTGCTTGTCTCATCAGTGGCAAGGTTGCAATCCTACGCCAGACCGCCGCGCGGGCGGTTTCGACTATGCTATGCAGATTTCAAACACATCGCCTTGAACGTCTCATGTTCATGCCTCCCGTTATTTAAAGAATTTTTTAAACATTTCTTTTGCTGTTTCATAATCATTTACTTTCTTTTCAACGTATCCAGCAGCAGCGGTGCCGTTTTGATCGGCAACCATTTGAAAAACTTTTTCTTGGTCTGCTGGATGAAGTTTCGCAATTTCTTCAATTCCTTTTGTAAAATCCTTTATTTTTTTATCAGTCATCTTGCTTACCTCCGTTCTTTGTATTCCTGTTGGTATTATAATATCACTTTAAAAAGAAATATGCAAGTCATTTTATAACTTTTTTTAGAAATATTTTTGTTGACTTTTAAATCCTACTATATTATTATAAAAAATGAAAAAACAATATAGAAAGGAGATGTTATAATGATTAAATATCGCTTTAACGTCGGTGATGCTTTAGAGCGTGCTGGGTTTAATACATATAAAGCCAAAACAAGCGGATTATTAAGCCAAGACACGCTTAAAAAGATTAAAAACGAAGACACAAATATAAGTGCTAAATCATTAAATAGTCTTTGCTTAATTCTTGATATGCAGCCTAAAGACATATTTATATATGAAGAGACACAGGAAGATTTGAAACAGAAACAAAAAATTTATTAAAATATCACTTTACATAGTGATAAATATATGCTATTATAATATTGTCGAAAGGCAATAGGCGAAAGCCAGAAAGGAGAAAAATGAGCGAAGATATGAGTGTATTTAAAAGTTACTTAAGAAGACTTTTGCAGGATCTGAAAGACCTCAAAGAAGTTTTGAAGTCTAAGGATTATGAAAAAGCGGAAAAGATGGTCGATCAGCTGATTGATGATACTCAAAAGGGTATTGAAGACAATTAAAAGAAAGGGCTGGAGAAAATCCAGCCCGACACACAAAAAACATACCAAGTCAAACAAAGCACACGAAAGACAATTCCCAAAAAGTTGGTAAATCTTTCGTGTTTTTATTTTTGGAGGTGGTGCAGGGAAACAAGACGAATTTACAAAAGATATACAAACCTACGCAAGATAAAATATACAATTTTGTTTTACTAAGGATATTATGACGCTAAGTTTTACACAAGATGACTATATTTGAAAGAAATTGAAAGGTTTATGTATATGAATAATTTAACAGTGACGGAGTATAAAAATATTCGCGTACTCACAACACAGCAGATTGCGGACGCGTATGGAACAGATAGTAAAACGATTTCATACAATTTTAATCATAACAAAGGGCGGTATAAAGAGGGTAAACATTTTATTTTGCTTGATGGAGAAGAACTCCGGGCGTTTCGTGAAATTCACGATTTGCCAAGTAATCTTAATCGTCTGTATCTCTGGACAGAGAAAGGCGCGTTTCTTCATGCAAAATCATTAAACAATGATATTGCTTGGGATGTGTATGATAGACTTGTTGACAACTATTTCAACAAAGATCAAAACGAAATCCCGAAAGATTACCCTACAGCGTTAAGGGCTTACGCTGATGCACTGGAAAGAAAACAAGAGCTTGAGGAAAAGAATAAATTTCTCTTGACCGAAAACGAGAGGATGAAGCCGAAAGAAGAATTTTTCGATGCCGTAACCGATAGTAAAGACGCTATTGATATAGGGCAGGTCGCTAAGGTTTTGAACTTCCCGGGAATTGGTAGAAACAAGCTTTTTGAAATTCTTAGAAATAACGGAATTTTGAAACAGAACAATGAACCATATCAGAAATATATTGATTGTGGATATTTTAGAGTTATAGAACAGAAATATGAAGCCAGACCGGGAGAAATCCGGATAAATATTAAAACCCTTGTTTTTCAAAAAGGTGTTGATTACATTAGAAAAATACTTGACAAAGTAGCATAGATAAATAGAAAGGGCGGCATGAAAATAGCCGTCTTTTTTGTGAAAAACATAGAAATTCTTTGTAAGAATTTTACAAAATTCCAAGAGTGATAATTTTATTACGGACAGGACAAAAATGATAGAATTGTACCAGTTTTGTTGCAATGCAACACCTCTGCAACAAATTGCAACATTTTTGCAACGTAGAGTAAGACACTAGAGTTAGAGAAAGAGTATATTCTCTCTTGTAATATAAAAATATATATTATAAATAAGGCAGTATATTTATATAAATAATATATATATAATATACAGGCTTAAAATTTAATTTTAAAATATATCTTGACAAGAAAATGATAGAATGATATTGTTTTATTAAATTAAAAAGCATTCGGGCAACGGGCGGAGCTGATCCGTCGAGGTCCCGAAAAAAACGGACTTCATGCAGCCGGTACAGTCGAGATCATCATGATCTGATTGTATCAGTTGCATTTTTTATTTTAAGTATTCCAGTACTGGAGAGAGGAGATATATAACATGTCAGCAGTTGAAATGCAGGAAGTAAATAATACAGTTGATGTTTTTAAAGATGACATTGACATGTATATAAATCTCTGGATGGAAGAGAGAAGCATTGAGGACATGTGTAAAGTATCGCAGAACAGATGGTATAACTGCTGTAAATATGTCTATGAGAATGTATTTAAAGTTAATCCAAAGTACTTAAAGGATGATAATAATATTAATAATGCCTATGATACAGATAAGGTTAACGAGGTATTAGATATATATATAGACCTGTGTAATGACTACGAGAAAGTAGTGAATATTGTTGGGTTTACATTCTTTACCGGAATACATAGAGATACGTTAAATGGATGGGTTAATGGCGTGCAGCTAGGCTCATCAGGTTCCGACATTTGCAAAAAACTTGACGAAATGCGTGAGGAAAGTTTGGTAGGTTTACAAGTTTCCGGCAAAGGAAATCCAATGAACTACATGCCATCACTCAACAAGTATTGCGGTTTCAATATGCCGGGCGTTAGAGATCAGGGATCCAGAGCAAGAGCGCTGACAGCCGAAGAACTGCCACGTCTTGGGGCTAATAATTGTATAGGATTGCCGAACAACTCCGACAATTCTGGTTGAAAAAAGCGAGAAAAACGCAATAGACAATTCAAACAATTTAAAGCCCAGTGTTTAATGGTCTTAAGGCGCATTAAATCGTTGATACATTACGCAAAACAAGGGTTTTGCGAATAGTTGTAAAATACGAATGGAATTGAACGAACAATTCAAACAATTTATCAATGTTCAAAGCATGATTCTGCATGGAGGGGGAGGGGGTTTGATAGGTTGAGAAAATCAGCACTACTAAGTCCTTTAAATATCCTCAAAAACAAAAAGAGATTGGATGGAAAAGTATGAGAGTAGTATCACAAAGCAAAGACGTTTCGCTTGATTTTGACCGAGCGGTATTCACAGCAAATCATGGAATGATAACTGCTATGGTTGATGGAAAAACGCTTACCATTGGGACGTATGCAAATTTAGGTAGAGAAAAAGAAGTATTCTCTGATATGCACAAGGCATTTTCGGCTTTTCAAGTTATTAGCACAAACATGGATAAACAACAGGTGGCCGAAATGTTTGCAGTATCTAAAAACATATCGATCAGATGCGTTGAGATGAATGATCCTTGTATGGGAATAACTGTATTTGATAACATGGTCTATTACATGCCGGAAAAGTAGCGTTAATATAGCGCTATCGCCAAGCGGTAAGGCACTGGATTTTGATTCCAGTATTCGCAGGTTCGAATCCTGCTAAAGAAACTTGTGAGAGGAAAACAACCATGGTAATTATTAAAACGATTATATCGACGCTGGATGTTATTTTTATGCTGATACTATTTGTATCTGGCAGAGAATCAAAAGACAAAGAAACAGCAATTGCATTATGGGTACTTGTGATGTTGCTGTTGCTGAACATGTTTCTGATGTGGAGGTAACAGAATGTTTTATAGTCCAATATTCGGTATTTGCTTTCATCTGCCTATCATTTGTGCAGAGGAAAGAATACATATAACAAAATCAAAGGAACCGGACAGCACCGGAGATTTACTCAATCTGGATAGCGACGCAGAGAACCAGAGTGAGAAATCGGAGCATCCAGTATAGCTAAACAAAATTTTAAATTACTGGCAACTTGTAAGAGTTGCTTGCAAGATAAAAATCCTACATTGCGGCATTTTAATATGCCGTAGCGGAACGTAGCTCAGTTGGCAGAGCACTCGGCTTATATCCGAGCGGCCGCAGGTCCGATTCCTGCCGTTCCGATGGAGGAATGGGTTTAACGATCCATTCCGTAAATTCTCCTTCTTGGTGTTTTTCATGACACATCCTTTCGCCACTAGGACGATTCTGTTAAGGGCGGTGCGAGACCGTCCGGTGGTATTTGCCGCGAAGCGCGGCTGTGTAAGCCTGTATGGTTAAGTGGGAATCCTACTTGTTATTTCGTTGAAGAGCGATCCATGCAGCAGCCTATTGGTAGTTCGGGCATCTATCCCACGGTGCCTGAGCTGCCCAAAATGTAATTTCCCAAATATGTTAGGCAGTGGCGGAAAAGGTAGACGCTTAAGCATAAGACAACCACGCTTTGGTTAGGAACAAGTCATTGAATCAACAAGGAAATGAAGGAACCTGTTAAGGGTGTTACCCGTTGTGGAAAGTCGTTGTTATGTGAGGTGCAAATCCTTACCAGCCTATTTCCTGTGATATCACACAGGATAGTGCAACGCATGGCACGAAAAACATTATTGCTAACCGTCTTGTGGCGGTTTCGGAACGTATCTTAATTGGTAAAAGTGGCGTGTACACGGAAAACAACAATGAGAGCCGGATTGAAGGTTCGAATCCTTCCGTTCCGATGGTGCCGAGCTGATCTGATACTGTATGCGTAGCGCGGTCGCGTACAGAGATATGGAGTGAGGTGTCCGCGCATTCCGGGGAAGCGGCAACGATTGGCGGTGTTGCGGCTGACTGTAAATCAGTTCCCAAGTGGTAAACATTGGAGGTTCAATTCCTCTCTTCCCCACGCGCGAAAGCAAGATCGCAACTTGTAAGTAGGGTTTTGGCGGCATAGTGCGAGATCAGTTCGATTCTGATTAATGGCGGTTAATAGCATTGATAAGGCTAGCAAAGGCATGTGAAAATGCTATGTGGGTTCGATTCCTATGCTTGGAGCGAGTGAGGTGCAAGTCATTACGTCAAAAGCGTCCGTCTCATTACCGGATAGAGTGTTGGTAGCGAAATCCCACTCGAAATAAAAAATACGCCACATAGTCAGCGAGAGTCCCAAGGGACCGTCTGATTATGTGGAAACGCTATAAGATTGGTTAGTCGAGTGGTAAGACACCACCCTTTCATGGTGGTAACACGAGTTCAAATCTCGTACCAATCATGGGCGATGTTGCCAGTACACCCCTAGTGTGTTTGTTACAGAAATACAGGTGCTAATCAATATACCGGTTAAACTTAGCACAGGGAACTGGATTGAGCGGTTGCCATTCAAAAGATGGCGCAAACCGCTGACTAAAAGAAACTTGCACTTGGGGTAGTGTGGAGCAAGTAAAAAACGGAAACTGCTCGGCTATGCAGATATGGTGTAATGGTATCACAGGAGATCGCTAATCTCTCCAACGAGTAAAATCGTTGTCAAGGTTCGAGTCCTTGTATCTGCGCTCTTGCCCGAGCGAAAATCCTAGGTATGCCTTGGGTGTTGATGTGTGACGGAATAGGTAAACGGAATTGTCGTAGAGAATTGGTTGAAACCGACAACATAGATGACCAGATTGTACACTCCTGCGTGGTGCAAATCCACGCCACATCAATTCCTTATCTTCACTTAGTCTGGCACTACTGCAATAGTTCAGGTCGATGGAAGATGTATGGATGGTAAGCGGTATCATTGGTAGCATAAAACCCTTCCGTGAATAGAAATTGCAGATTTGAAAGCGGTTGGCATGGTTTGGTATGACAAGGTTCGATTCCTTGTGCCGCTATTCGATGGTTGGTGTTTTTGCAAGAAAAAGGTGTGTAGATATGATTTTAAATTCAACATTATTTGATCCGGACGGGAAGCCTTACAGACCAGGTAAAATATTCTAATAAAATATTACCGGCTAACAAATGGAGTTAGTCGCTACCCTAAAACAATTATAGGCAGAGGTCTTAAGGCACTTCTGCTTTTTTGCGGAGGTGCTTTTCTTTTGGCAAGTTCAAGCCTAATTTCCACAGTAAATGGATATGAAAATTACATACAGGTGCATGGCGTTGATGAACAGGTTATGGATGCCATGGCAGAAGCGGCAAGGGTAGCCATTCTGACGGAAAAGGATGTTGAGTATGGATTAAAGGTTTCTGCCAGAGCGAAAGAACTGACGGAGCAGTTTATCTTTCAATCTACAGGTGGCACACCATGGGATTTAGAGAAATATTCATTCCAAAACAAGGTATCTTATGAAATTCTGGACAAATATTACGGGATTTTGCTTTTGGAAGCGCAAAACAAAGTTGTGGATAGTGCTTTCCAGTATTTGGAAAAGAAAAGAGATCCTAAAGAACGGTTTTATATGCCAAGAAGAAAGCAATTTCTCAAAATAGGGCTTACACAGGCTTTACAAGGCATGATTGATGATAGATATGACATCCTGTGCGTATCCCTTGTTCCGGGAGCAGGAAAAACAACGGTAGAAAAAATGTTTCACGCACTTGTTGCCGGATGGTTTCCGAGAGATTTCAGCCTCTTTTATTCACACAGCGGTGATATTACCAGAATGTACTATGACGGTGTGTACGATATCGTTACAAACGAAGAAGAATATACATGGAATGAAATTTTCCCAAATCTTTCCGTGACAAGCACAAATGCGAAGATGGAGCAGTTTAATGTCGGGAAGTACAAGTCGTTTCCATCCGTACAATGTACGTCTGTTGGTAGTAAGAATGCAGGTAAAGTAAGGGCTTCTAAGTTCTTACTGGTTGACGATATGATAGGCGGTATCGAAGAAGCAATGAATCCCATTATCCTTGATAAATTGTGGGATAAATATGCCGTAGATGCCCGCCAGAGAAAGATACAGGACACGGACGGTAAGAACTGCAAGGAAATACATATTGCCACAAGATGGAGCGTACACGACGTCATAGGGCGCATACAAAATATGTACGAGGGTAATCCGAGAGTAAAGGTTATTGCAGTACCGGATGTAGACCCAGTTACAGGAGAAAGCAACTTTGAATATGAGTTTTCCGGTTTTACAAAAGAGTTTTTTGAAGACCAACAATTATTGATGGACGACATATCATATCGCTGTCTCTACAAACAGGAGCCGATTGAGCGAGAGGGATTGCTGTTTCCGGAAGATAAAATACGCCGGTATCTTAATTTGCCACATGGAGAGCCAGAGATTGTAACCGGTCAGTGCGATACCAAGGGAAAAGGAACGGATTACTTTGTTTTGCCGGTATTGCAAAAATACGAAGAGGATTACTACTGTGTAGATTGCGTTTGCGATAACACGGCAGATTATGAGATGCAGTATGAAAATGCAGCAAATGTTTTGACAAACAACAAAGTGCAGGAATGTGAATTTGAGAGAAACGCCGGCGGAGACCGTGTCGCAATGGAAGTAAACAAGCGTGTCGAAAAAAAAGGATGGATATGTAACATTACTGACACACCGACGGAGACAAACAAGGAAGCAAGGATTTTCCAGTGCTCTAACTGGATATTACAACACGTTATATTTAAAGACCCATCATTATATAAGCCAAATGAGCCATATGGAGTAATGATGTCTCTTCTCAAGAGATATTCAGTGTCCGGTAAAAAGCAGTTGGATGATGTGCCGGATGTATTTTCAAACTTTGCGCTTAGAGTGACAAATGGAAATAACGTAGCAAAAGTAGAAGCAGCAGTAAATCCGTTTAGGAGGTATTGATATGACAACAAAGGATTATCTAAACCAGATAAGCAGGCTTAACAGGATGATAAATAATAAGCTGGTAGAGCTTGCACAACTTAAAGAGCTGGCATGCAGCATATCGTCAATTACAAATGAAGAAAGAGTAATGACAACCCCAAATTTTGACAGGATAGGCGCGAAGCAGGCAAAGATTGATGAAATGGAAAGGAAGATCGATGCACTGGTTGATGATTATATCATTAAAAGAGATCAGATTGTCAGTCAGATAGACAGCATGGAAGATGAGAATGTCTATAATGTGTTGTTTTCAAAGTACATAGAAAAAAAGACATTTGAGGTTATTGCAACCGAAATGAATTACTCTTGGAGACAGACAATAAGGCTTCATGGAATTGCATTAAAAAAATTTGAGCAAAAATATGGAGCAACTTATTTGTAAAATGTCATAGAATGTCATATTGAAAAAATGATATAGTTATAATCGAAGAAAGCAACAAAAGTTGAATACTTCACCTCCCCAAATTTAGAGAAGCATCGTAGAGAAATCTCCGGTGCTTTTTCTTTTGCAAAGAAAAGAGGATTTTATGGGATATACACCAAAAAAAATATATTGCCCGCGGTGTGGAAGAAAAGTTGCCACGCACGATGGGCGTTCAACAATGAACATTTCTGTGGAATGTAGGAAATGTCACAAAAAAGTGGTATTTTATCCGGAGAATGAGAAGACGGAATTAAAATCTCTTCCAATCCGGTCAACATCCAGTGGGATGACGTTTATTTAGGAGAAAAAAATGAGAAATGACAAATCTCTCCAAGACCTTGTTAAAGGCTGTTATGGTAGAAAAATTTTATATACAGATGTTGAAACCATCACAGAAGATAATATTGTCAATGTGGTGGGAGACTGCATCGGAAATTTTTATTACAACAAAACCATCATAGAATATCTTTGGCGATATTACAAAGGTGACCAGCCTGTTTTATACCGTGTAAAGGTGCAAAATGCTGATATTACAAACAAAATAGTAGAAAATCATGCGTATGAGATTGTTCAGTTCAAAGTAGGACAGACATATGGCGAGCCAATACAGTTTATCAGTCGAAAAGATGATGATGAAATTAATCGGGCAGTGGATGCGCTGAATGACTATCTTGTGGATGCGAATAAACAGGAAAAAGACATTAAAGCAGGAGAGTGGCAGTCAGCAACTGGAACATCTTTTAAGGCTGTGAGATTTTCAAATGGAGAAATACCATTTCAGATTGTTGCCCCTACTCCGATGAATACTTGTGTTATTTATAATCGGAGTACGGAAGAACCGGTGGTTGCGGTGCAGGAGCTTAAAGACGAAGATGGAAGATGGTACAAACTGTGCTATACGGACAACTATTCATGTAAACTTCAAAACGGAGTAGTTTCTGAATGGAAATTGCATGCATTTGGAAGTATACCTATTGTTGAGTTTCCAAATAATCATGAGAGAATTTCTGATATTGAGCTTGTCATAGGTATTTTGGATGCCATAAACAATATGCAGTCAAACAGAATGGATGGAATTGAGCAGTTTGTTCAGTACTGGGTTAAGTTTGTGAACTGTGAAATCGACAAAAAAACGTTTGAAGAGATGAAAATGAGCCATGCTTTGACGGTAAAGTCCAATAACAAGGATAACAAAGCCGATGTTGAGATTATGACGCAGGAACTAAATCAGAGCCAGTGTCAGGTGGCAAAAGATGATTTGTGGGACAATGCCTTGGCAATATTAGCAATACCAAACAGAGAGTCCCAAAACTCTGGAGGAGATACACAAGGAGCAGTATCATTAAGGGCTGGATGGGATTTTTCAAAGACAAGAGCAAAATTAAAAGACCCAATTGTGAAATCGGCAGAGAAGAGACTTGCAAAAGTTGTCTTAAATGTAATACGCGTTAAGGACAAGGATTTGAAATTGTCAATGAGGGATTTTGATGTGCAAATCAATCATAGCCCGCAAGACAATATGTACACAAAGTCGCAAACACTATATCAGCTTTTAGAGTGCGGCATACATCCTCTTATTGCCATTAAAACGGTGGGGCTTTGGGGAGATGCTGAAAAGACATTCCTCTTGTCTAAGCCATATATAGATGCGTTGTGGAAAACAATTGATAATGCAGAAGAGCAGGAACAAAAAGCACAGGAAATTGTAAACCAATTAAATAAACAGCAAAATAAGACAGCTACCGAGTAATCGGTGGCTGTTTTTATTTTATAAAAATTCGCAAAGTTGTGAGCGTAAAAATCAACAGTGTCATTCGGTGTCGTTGCACCGCAAAAATTCGTAAAGACATATCGGAGGTAATCAATGAAAAGAGAAGAGTTAATTGCAATGGGTATCAGTGAGGAAAATGTTGAAAAAATCATTGCTGATTACGGCAGTGCCGTACAGAGAGAACAGGCAAAAGCAGCAGAGCTTAAGGCAAAGGCAGACAGCGCAGATGAGTTGCAGAAAAAGCTGGATGAAATGGAAGCAGGAAACCTCACGGAACTTGAAAAAGCAAACAAGGCGTTAGAGACAGCAAATCAGCAGATCGCAGATATGCAGAAAAAAAACGCCATCAGAGATCAGCGCGAAGCATTGATGGAAAAGTTAAAAATCAATGCAGAGCAGGCAAAATCCGTTGTCAAGGATAATGGAAGCCTTGATTATGACGCTCTTGGAAAGATTACAGCCGAAAAGGAAACCGCGGCAGCGCAGGCAAAGGAACAGGAGATTGCAAATAATTCTGAAAATCCGGGCGGCGGTACTGCAGGTGGAGAAAATAAAAAAACTGCGGACGTAGAGAACGCAGAAAAAATCAGTTTTGGCAAACCTGCAGAAAGTGCAGAAGCCAAAGACCATTATGTTTTATAGGAGGTAAATTATGGGAAAACCGATTGAAAGAGACTTTACACAGAGTAAAGGAATTTTAAAATTCTTTCCTTATGAGGGTGCGGCGTGTATCGTTCCGCAGACAATGGTGTCAAGTGCCGATGCAAACGGAAAGAAGATTGCAAAGGCAGGGACACCGTTCCCAAGCAATGACGAATCTTGCAAAGGGTATCTTCTGGAAGATGTTGACGTAACAATGGGAGATGCGCCTGGAACTTATGTATATCAGGGTTCTATTGACAGCGCAAAGGTAACAGCGAACGGAGTGACCGTGGAAGCAACTGCAAAAGCAGCAACACCGCGTGTTACTTTTTTTGATTAAAAAATGGAGGTATTAGAGAATGGCATTACCATTAGCAGAAGCATTTACCGCAAGAAGTCTTGGGGTTATGTGGAATAATTATAAAAAAACGCTTGGTTCTGCACCTTACTTAGGTAGACAGAAATTTGGAACCAGAAAACAGGACAGCCTTGAACTTAGATTTATCAAAGGGAAAAACGGTCTTCCGGTATCCTTAAAGGCATCCAATTTTGATGCGCAGGCAGAGTTAAGAGATGTCGGTGGATTTTCGGATATTCAGAACGAGATGCCTTTCTACCGTGAATCTTACATGGTAACAGAGCGTGAAGAGCAGGAGTATGCAAATTACCAGTCGGCAGAAAATTCCAACATGGCAAACCAGGTGCTTAGAGAAATCAGCAAAAAACCGATGATGCTGATTGAGGGCGCAAGAGTAGTGCCGGAACGCCAGATTTGGCAGTTATTAGCACCATCTGATGGTATTCCAAGAGTACAGGTAACAATTGGTGGCAAGAGCTTCTATGTTGATTATACTTCGGACAATGGAGTGGCGCACAAGAGAGATCATTACAAGGATATTTCCGGAAGCGATACTGATAAATGGTCTGCACCAGAAACAGCAACGCCACTTGATGACCTTATCGAGATTAAACGTGAGTTTGCAAAGAAAACCGGATATTCCCTTGCACGTTTTAGCATGAATACAGAAACGTGGGAGATGGTTCTTAAGGCAGAAGACACAAAGAAACAGGTGCTTGGAATTACTGCTTACAATGGAGGTATTCGTTTACAGCAGGGGCAGGTTACAGAGTATCTTAGAGGATACGGCATCGAGATTGAAGTTTACGACAAACTTTACATCGACCCGGCAGACGGTGCCACCAAATATTTTATTCCTACAGGAGTTATTTCAGCGCAGGCATCCGGCGTGTACCTTGGAGATTATGTCTTTGGAAAGACACCGGAAGAGAGAAGCGGAAGTTTAACAGACGGAAACCTTTCTATTGTAGAAACCGGTATTTCGGTGTATACATACGCAACAAATCATCCGATCAACACTCATTGCGTTGTGTCAATGATCGGATTGCCTACTTTTGAGGGCATGGACAGCGTTGTTGTCATGAAAGTTGCGTAGGAGGTGCGGTATGATTGCTGAATATACAGTAAAGCGCAATGGAAGATGGTATAAAGCAGGAGATGAAATCCCGGACATTGTTCCGGGAGAGAAATCTTCTGGCGAGTACAACAAGACAGAGATTAACAGAATGAGCACTGCTGATTTACAGGCACTTGCCGCTGAACATGGGATCGAGGGTGCAGAAGAAATCAGTGGAGCGGAACTGAAACGCATTTTGATCGAGCAGTTCGGATTATAGGTAGGGAAGAATGGACGAATATACAACATTAGAGCAGGTCAAAATCAGACTGAAACAATTTCATATTGAAACCGTTACGGATGAAGATGGTGTTACTTCTGATGTTGTCGTGTTCGACCAGAAAGAAGATAATCCTTACATCGAACAGCTTATCAAGCAGGCAAGAAATGAAGTGGTAAGCAAGCGGAATTACCCGGAAAGCTACACGGATGAAAAAATATCCGAAGACTTGAAACAGTTTGAGGATGTAATCGTCAATTTAGCCTTGTACGACCATTCACAGGCAGGAGAAGCCTATATGGCAAGTTATTCAGAAAACGGCGTAAGCCGTAGCTGGAAAGACAGGGAAAGCTTGTTTGTTGGAGTATTTCCGTTTGTAAAAGCATTATAACCCCTCGATTTCGAGGAGTTTAGAAGATTGTGCGTTACGTTTTGTCGACGTCGACAAAACGTAGCAGGCGGCACACATTGAGCGGTGGTGGGCGGTGTGCCATAAAAATGAAAGGCGGTATATGATTTGACGATTGAAATATCAACAGCAATCATTATAAGCGTGCTGTCGCTTGGTTTTTCCGTCTTTATGGGCTTGAAGAGCAACAAAAGGACAGACAACACGGATCTTGAAGAACGCGTGAGGGAGAACACACGCATTAACATGAAGTTGGATGCCATTTCAAACAACACGACCGAGATCAAAAATGAAGTTTCAGAGATGCGAAAAGAAATCAATTCTCATGACAACAGGATCATAAAGGTGGAGGAAAGTGTGAAATCGGCTCATCACAGAATTGACGGAATAGAAACCCGTCTTAATGATGAAAAGGAGGTTTAATCATGGATATTATACAGTCGGTAATTGCTAACATGACAATTATTCTGGCGATTATTGGTACGCTGGCATTTGTTGTGTCTGTGGTAACACAGGTAATCAAAGGTGTAGGCGTATTTTCTAAGGTTCCGACGGACATCTTGGTATTTGTTCTTTCCATCGGTATCACGGTCGCTGCGTTTGTGGCATACATGCAGTACATCCAGACATCAATTTTATGGTATATGATTTTGGCGGCTATTATTGCAGGATTTATTGTTGCGTTTGTCGCAATGTATGGATGGGAAAAGCTTTCTGAGCTGTGGAAACGGTTCGGCAAGGATGTGAAGTGAAATGCTTGAGATCAATAAGCAAAAAATGAGTTATTCGCAGCAAAGCGGCAAGGTGCCGGTATATGTGACGGATGATGATGGTAACATCGAATATTCTTCGTACACGGATTCTGATGGTAATGTAATTTATTACCTTGATGATGACGGGAACAAGATACCGAAGACAACCGGAGAGTATACCACAGGTTATGAAAAGCCTGTGGTTTTTTATTCTTCGATCAGCAATAAGTTGAGCGAAGCACTTATAAAAGAATTTGGCGTAGATAACTCTACAAATTTTGTTCAGATCGTAGAAGACAAAGGAAAGCTTCCATTGAGCGTCGGATCTTTGGTATGGAAACGATCAGACGTAAAGTACAAAGATGAAGAGAATACAATCGTTGACGAAAATTCGGCTGATTACATCGTAAAAGGTGTCGCAGACGAGGGATTGACGGTTGATTTGTTCTTGTTACAAAAAAATGTGAAGTAGGTGTGGCATGGGGAAGAAAGTAATCACAATGAGCCTGTCTGAAAATTCTATTCAGAACGCCATACGAGAGCTTAGAGCCTATAAAAACAGCTTGACATATAAATGCCAGCTATTGGCAGAAAAACTCGCGGAAAAGGGCGTAGAGATTGCCAGAGTACAAATTGCTGACCTTGACGCAATATTCACATCAGAATTGATTTCCAGTATTCATTCAGAATACAAGGGAAGTACCAAAGGAGGCGGGATATGGGCGGTAGTTGCCGGGACGGACCATGCAATGTTTGTTGAATTTGGAACAGGAACCGTAGGACAGCAAAATCCTTATCCAGGGAAACTGCCGGATGGCGTTTCGTGGCAGTATGCAAGTGGAAAAACTATCCATCAGATTTCAGATGGAAGATATGGATGGTTTTATCAGGACGACAATGGCGATTGGTGGTTTACAGAGGGAATGCCAAGCCGACCATTCATGTATCTGACCGCAAATGAGTTGCGGCAGATTGTTACACAGACAGCGAAGGAGGTGTTTGGATAATGGCAGGAAACCAGTGGGTATTTGACCTTGAAATAAACATTTTCTCCAATGTTGCAACGATAGCCAAACCAAAACTCAAGAAAAAATACAAAAGCATGAATTTTGACACTGCATTTACAACGGTTGAAAAGAACCTTGATAAAGACCCTGTTTTCCCGACCATTTACATTCACGAGATGCCGGGGCTTGAACGTGGGGCAGATTTAGAGGGCACATCCGTAAATGCGGTGCAGGAAACAATACAGGTTGACGTCATTACAAACACAAAGCAGAGCGATGCAAAAGGGATTATGGCTATTTTAGCTGATGCCTTTAAACAGATGCGATTTCAAATCACAGCAATGCCGGAGTTTAAAAATGACAGTGAGAAAAAATTTAGAAGCGTTGCAAGGTTCCGGCGGATAATCGGAGCCAACGACAGATTGATGTAAAAGAGCCGAAAGGCTCTATTTTTTATGCACCGGGTGCAAAAAGATGCGCCCGATAACCGCATTATTTGGCGGTAGAAAGAGAGGTAAAAATGGCAGAAGCAGGATTGTCTACGTTAGGCATTACGTTTGGCTATGGAACAGAAACCACAGCCGGAACAAAGCCTACATCGTTTAAACAGCTTACAAGAATTAACGCAATCGGCGGTATCAACATTGAGCCGGAACAGATTGACGCATCTGCATTAGAAGATGCTATTACCAGATATGTAAAGGGTCGCGCAGATACCGGTGGCTCTTTCCCTATCACGGTAAACCTTACGGATGCCACAAAGGAAGAGTGGGAAGCACTTATCACGGCGTATAAGGCGCTTTCCGGCGGGAAAAGAATGTGGTTTGAAACTATTATCCCGGGATTTACCGACGCGTTTTTTGTTGTGGCTCAGCCGCCAGAGCAGATTCCACAGCCGGAGATTGGTCAGAACGAACTTTTGACGGTTGAAATGAATCTTACCATTGAAGAATACAAGGGCATGGACACCGCTGTAGCTTTTACACCGGGGGAATAACACGTCAGTCGAATAGTTCGGTTGGATCGGCTGACGATAACCAGACAACCGAGCCAGAGCTTGAAGAAACAATTTAAAAGAACAGGGCGGTCTTCGGACTGCCCTTTCCCTATATGAGAGGGAGAAAGGGAAAGAAAATGACAAAATTAAAATTTGGCGAGAAAGAATTACAGATCAAGTTTGGATATGAAGCAACCGTGAAAAGCGGAATTATCAAGAAAGTAGCAAAATTAGACCAGATGGAAGATATCGAAGCGGTTGACGAAATCCTTTTATTTCTTCCAGAGTTAATCCTTGTAGGCGCGCAGAAGTTTCACAAAGAGGAACTTGGATACAATCCGGACAATGAGGGAGAAAAGGAACAGCAGCTTGGAAAAGTATATGCCATGCTGGATGATTACTTTGACGGAGAAGATGCAGATGTTCAGGTACTTTACAATGCACTTTTAGCGGAGCTGCTTGAAAACGGTTTTTTATCAAAACTGCTCAAAGCAGATCAGAAAGAAGCGGAGAAGAAAACTCCGAGGAAAAAGTAGAAGAACAGAGAGAACTTACATGGGGAACATATTGTGCGGAAATCCGCCCATTCTGGCTTTTAGTTACAAAAGGGTATGGATTTACCGTGCGTGACATAGACACGTCCTGCCCGGCTGATTTACAGCCTTATGCGGATGCTTACAACTTAGATAAAAAGCAAAGAGACAATGAGATGTGGATGTGGTTTGGAACATACGGATTGTCTGCGGTATCGGTGGCAGTAGAACATTGCCTTGCCGGACGAAAAGCAAAATCAAAGTATATTAAAAAACCAATCAATGAGCAACAAGGGAAAGATGATTCAGAAATGACGGAAGAAGAAATAAAGAAACAGAGAGAGCTATTTGTGGCAAAACTTAAAGTCATGCAGTCAAACTATGAGTTGAGCCACCCAAAACCAGAAAAGAACTTGGAGGTATAAATATGAGAATTGGATCTGCAAGACATGATGAAAATGGAAAATTGACCGGTGGGAGACCGGGAGATCAGACCGGAACAGAAGTAAGTATGCAAAACTTTTATGTTCATAAAAAAGGATGGTATGTGTTAAGACCAAAAACAAAAGATATGGCGGATAAACTGGCAGAATCAATGATTACAGCGTGCAATAATGATAATATTGGCTACTGTCAGGGACACCGGCTTGGAATTGTCAAATATGGTATTAATTCAAAAGTAAAAACAGAAGCAGATTGCGGCACAACGGTACGTGCATGCATTATTCATGCAACTGGAAAAGATGTTGGAAATTTCACCACAGCAAATGAAAAATCTGTACTTCTTTCTAGTGGCATGTTTGATGACATTGGAGGCTATGCGGCAGGAATGGTTCTTTACAATGGAGATGTTCTTGTCACAAAAACAAAAGGTCATACAGCGATTGTGACAAGCGGAAACCCTAGAAAAAATGTAAAAGATCATTTAAACCCATACCCGGAACCTGCAAGGATTTTAAAGAAAAAATTCCCTTGCATGAGAGGGGATGATGTGAGATGGCTTCAGACGGAGCTTATTTATCACGGATGCCTGGATGAAAAAGATAAAAAGGGAAACAGTAATGTGGACGGTATTCTTGGAAATGATACGGCGACCGGTATTGGAACATTCCAGAAAAAAGTCGGAATTACAGTAGATAAGAAATGCGGACCGGTTACAAGAGAAAAATTAAAAGAGTAGATCAAGGACGGTAAGGTGTCACAGCCTACCGTCTTTTTATTTTGCATAGAAAGTTGGTGCATATATGGCAGACATTGATGAATTACAAATAAAAATCAAAGCTGACTCTGCAAAAGCAAGTAATTCCATAGAAAGCCTTGTAAACAGCATGAATAGGCTCCGGGAAAGCATATCGTTTGACACTGCAAAACTTTCAAATATTGCAAGCGGAATCAGAAGCATTTCCGATGCGGCTACCGGATTCAAAGGTGGTAAATCTTCGGAAATCACATCAATGGTGCGGGCACTCAATAAATTTTCTGGTGTTGATGCAAATTCTATCCACGGAATATCTTCTGCTGTGAGAGATCTTGCATCTGGAATAGCAAGTGTTAAAGCTGTTGATACAAGCGGACTCACAAGCATGGTGTCGGCACTGTCAAAAATTGGTGGCAAGGCATCTACACAGGCGACAAAGAATCTGCCGGCTTTATCTGCGCAGTTACAAAACTTTGTACGCCAGATGAACAAGATAGGTGCATTGAATTTTGATATGACCAACATGAGTAATCTTGTAACGTCCATATCAAGGCTTGGAAGCGTTGCAAGCGGTCGCGCGGTGACTAATATACCTTTGCTTGCTGACAATCTCAAATACCTGTTTGAGACGCTTTCAAAAGCACCAAATGTATCTTCGAATATCATTCAGATGACGCAGGCACTCGGCAATCTTTCCAACAGGTCTGGTGGCGCAATTTCTGGGTTAAATACCAGCATCAGTAATCTTTCCGGTTCTTTCCTTGGATTTAAGGCATCCACAGGGAAAGCATTGATCGGACTCAAGTCATTCACAAGACAGATTTTGTCCTCTATGGGGATTTATCTTGGTCTGTACGGAGCGATCAGGGGAATAAAAAATGCAATCGACATATCATCCGCATTAACAGAGGTTCAGAACGTTGTTGATGCTACTTTTGGGGACATGTCAAAGAAAGTCAATGATTTTGCACAGGACTCTATACGACAGTTCGGTATGTCAGAACTGACACTGAAACAGACGGCAAGCCGATTCCAAGCAATGGGAACAGCCATGGGAATTGACAGCAGTTTGATAAAGAAAGCCAATGAGTTTTTGAATAAGCAGACAGATGGCTATATTGGTTTGTCTGATTCCATGGCTGATGTGTCTTTGAATTTAACAAAATTAACTGCTGATATGGCATCTCTGTATAACATAGATCAGGATGTTGTGTCGCAGGATTTAGCTGCAATATTTACCGGACAGACACGTCCATTAAGAGATTACGGTCTTGATCTTACACAGGCAACCCTTAAAGAGTGGGCGATGAAACAGGGATTAGATTCTGATATCGAGTCTATGTCACAGGCTGAAAAGACAATGCTCCGGTATCAGTACGTCCTTGCCAATACGCAGACAGCGCAGGGAGACTTTGCGCGTACGGCTGATTCGTGGGCGAACCAGATCAGAATTTTAAAACAGTCGTTCGAACAGCTTGGCAGTGTTATTGGTGGAGCATTAATCAATGCTTTCAAACCATTCGTAAAAGCACTCAATTCCGTTTTACTGGTTGTTATCAGCTTTGTTACAAAGGTTACAAACGCTTTAGGCGCAATCTTCGGATGGAAATATGAGGATTCCGGCGCAGGACTTGCAGATAACTTTTCAGATGCGGCAGAGAGTGCAGATGATGTTGCGGACAGCACAGGACAGGCGGCAAAGAACATTGACAAGATGAATAAGGGCATCCGTCAGTTTGACGAATTGAAACCGATTACAACAAATGATGGTTCTGGCAAAAAAGGTTCGGGCGGTTCCGGCGGCGGTGGTGCATCCGGTGGTGCCAGTGGCGGTAAACTCGTCAAGACTGATACCATTTTCAAAAATTACGAAAGTGATATTAAAAATCTGAAACAACTTGGAAAATACATCAGTGATGCCTTATCAAAAGCTATGGAGTCTATCAACTGGGATAAGATTTATTCCAAGGCAAGAAACTTCGGTAAAGGTTTAGCAGACTTTCTTAATGGCCTTATTAATCCGAGACTGTTCGGGAATGTCGGAAAAACGATTGCAGGGGCATTGAATACTACATTGGAGTTTTTAAATTCTTTTGGAACGAGATTTAACTGGAAGAATTTTGGAAATTCTATTGCAGCAGGGATTAATAAATTTTTCAAAACTTTCAAGTTTACTCTTTTGGCAAGAACATTGAATACATGGGCGAAAGGTTTGCTTGATGCAATGATTTCTGCTATTGATGGAGTGAATTGGTATAGGATTGGAAAGAAAATCGGAGAGTTCCTGTCTGATATAGATTGGCTTGGCATATGTGGAAAAATTGCGCAGGTAATTTGGAAAGCTATAAATGCTGGGCTAAGCACATGGTCTGGTATATTTTCTGCTGCACCAATAGAAGCAACCATTCTTGGAGTAATTGCAGCAATAAAAATATCAACCATTACGTTATCAGCATTAGACAATATTAAGACAAAGATTTTGGCAATAAAAGATACTCTTTTGAATTTTGCAGCTACTGTCGTTGCGCATCCTTATTTAGCAATAGCAGCGGCGATCGCAGCAATAGGGTTAGCTGTATATAATTTCCATAAAAGTTGGCAAAAAGAGATTGCAGATCAGTTTTTGGAGTTTGAGGAAGAAATAGGATCAAATAACCAGAAAATGGAAGATGCCGCACAAAATCTAAGAGATTTAGCTGACACTACAAAGGATTTAACATCTAAATCCGAAGCAAGTGCAGATCAGCTTCAACAGCTTGCAGATTCATATTTCGAACTTGCAGACAAGACGAGCTTAACAGCAGCAGATCAAGAAACATTAAAAACGAGAGCACAACAGCTTATTGATATTTGTCCAGAATTAGCAAATCAGATTGATATGACTACTGGAAAATATACAGCACAAAAGGAAGAACTTCTAAAGACCATAGAAGCGCAGAAAGAATATTATAGAGTTGCAGGATATAAAGATGTTGTAGAGCAGTACAGTAAGGCACTTGCGGAAGCTAATGTCGAGTTGGAAGTATCAGAGCAGAACTACAAAAAAAATAAAACAGAGTTAGATAAACTCAATAAAATAATTTCTGATATAGGTGCAACAGAGGACTGGAATGATTGGTGGAAGCGAAATGCAGACGCTTTAAAAGCAAATGGCATAGAAGCAAAAAATGCAAGCGATGCACATGATGAACTTGTAAAGAAAATGGTTTTCTTAGAAGATGAACAGTCCAAAATAACAGAAACACAAAAGACGCTTAGAGATGAGGTTGAAAAAGCTACAACATCTTACAATACTGCAAATGATATGCTTGAACAACATACGCAGAAATACAATAAATTGTCTGATGCCGTAGATAAGATTAACTTTGGACAAATTGCATTGAACGCATCAAAAGCAATAGATGATCTTGGCGGAATATTTGTCAATGGTAAGCAGGTAATCGGAAAAGAAGCAGTAGAATTATATCAAACAATTATTGATTCCTATGGAACGACAGACCAAGATATGTATAACCTTGGGGAAAAAGGAATGGTACAATTTGGTGTTGGCGGAGTTGCAGGAACGAAAGAAGCAATACCAACATTGACCGCAGAACTAGAAAATGAAATAACAACATGGTATAACGACAGAGGATACAATGTAGCAATAGAAGGCGGAAAAGTAATTGTTAAAGGATTTTCGGATGGTGGTGTAGCCCAGTCTCAAAGTGCAGTCGATACAGTTACCGGAGAAATTACACGAAAAGGTAAATTAAAGGAACTCATGCTGTCCAATATGGGGGAAAGTTGGGCGAAAAATACAGTAGATGGATACAATGATGGTATCAGAGATAACTCAAGCAGTACTGGAGATGCTATGCTTGATTATATGAACAATAATATCAAGGCACCTTTTACAACAAACATGGGGATACATTCGCCATCCACGGTGTTTTCTGATTATGGAAAATATACGGTAGAGGGATTTAATAGTGGAGTATCTGGGAATCAGAATACAACGCACGGTGTTATTTCTAGCTGGGTATCAAATATTGGTTCTTGGTTTACAAATTTGATGGGCATACATTCGCCATCAAGAGTGTTTAAAGAATTTGCAGGATTTACGGTGGAAGGATTCAATAATGGTATTTCAGATGGTTCCAAAAGTACATTTAAGGAGATCAAAAACTGGTCTGAGGGGATTAAGGACAGTTTTGGATTAACAGGTTTAAAAGCAGCGCCGGAAGTTGCATATAAGTACAATAGAAGCATAACTGACAATGTAAACGCATCTATAAAATACAATTCCGGTAGTATTGAAAGTACCATTGGAAAAGAAATGCAGATAGCAATGTCCGGTGTTATTGATTACGATAAATTGGGAGATGTTATTGTATCAAAACTTGAAAAAGCAGATATTACGGCGGTTCTTGATTCGAATCAGGCATATAGGAATGTTATAAAAAAATGGCGAGAAGAAGCAAAAGCAGGGCAGAAGAATCCAGTTCCAATATTTTAATTGCAACTCTCTTTCGTTTGTGGTATGGTTTGTATAATATATTACAAATGGGAGGGAGTTCATGAAAAAGTGGGGAATAGTAATTTTGACAATAGCTGTGTTGGTATTAACTGGGTGTGGAAACGGATATGAGGAAGAAAAAATAGAGACGACAGAAACGGATGGAACTGTCGTGATTGAAAGAGAAACTGGAATAGAAAAGAATGTAAAAAGTATACCGTATGACAGCATGAATTATAATGATAGTACATTTGGAATAAAATCAGTAGATTTGTGTCAGATGGAATATAAAAATGGTTACATGCCGTATGTTATAGTTGAATTTGATATAAGCACACTTTCAGAAGAAGATATCTACTGGCTGTATGAAAATGATCAAAAAGATTTTGATATTTGTGTTTATATAGACAGCGAAAAGAATAGAATTGATTTTGAAAATATGGATACATTGTATCTTGGGAAAGATGATAGTAAAGTTATCTGTATATTTACTCTTTATGATTATTATAAATTTGACATGTCAGACATGGAAGTAACTGTTTGCGTGAATGTAAAACAGAATGACAAATGCACATACCAAAACAAGGATACTGGAGGAATATCAGACTTAAGAAAAGAAAATTCATACGATTGGTCTATAAATAGATATTCTTCTGATATAAAAATAGATGTTTTGAACGGAATCCCTGTTGAATATATTTCGTATATTGAAAATTACATAGGAACCTTATAAGCGAGGGAAAATACATGGGAGATAAAACATTAGAATCAGAACTAATGGCGTGTAAAGAAGAATTAAAAGAAGCAAATGAACAAATAGAATATTTAAAATATGAGTTGGAGAAAAAAGAAAAAAATCACAAATGGGAAATCAGGGAAATAAATAAAAGAATAGAACAGGCAACTGACAAAAACTTGGAATTATATGACAGAGAATCAAAAGCACTTATTTATGCAGATCAGTTGGAAAAAGATAAAAACATACTTGTTAAAGAAAAGAGAGAACATGAAAAGAAAATAGAAAAATTAGAGAGAGAAAATGAACAGTTGAAAGAAGAATTAGCAAAAATTACAGAAAGAAAAAACTTTAGCAACGATCCTGAATGGAGAGTACTTAAAGCAGCAGGGGAAAATAAGAAAACAAAATAATCCAATTAGAAAAAGACGCCTCAAGAGGTGTCTTTTTTGTATTCCTTGATTTTTAACAGATCGGATAAGTATTCTAGCAAGCGTTTTTGCCCAGAATTGTTTAATTTGTGAAAATTGCTGATAAAATTTGCAAATTAGCTGTTTGACAAACACACATAGAAAATATATAATTTCAATAATTAAAAATCACGCAGGTAAGACCTAAAGAATTTAGGACGTCCTGCAAGCCTATGAGGAATAGGTGCGGATTCGTGACCGCCAGAGATTGGAGAGATTCAGTCTTTGGTGGTCTTTTTGTTTGAAAATTCATCCAAATGGATTGAATATATAGCGTGTAACTCCTGTTAGGGTATGTTCCTAACGCACGTGAATTTAAAGGTTGAGCCTTGCGAAATGTAAGGCTCGGAAATTTAGGAGATAGAAAGTATGGCATATACAGCTCTTGCAACTAAAGTTAAGGAAAATAACATTGAAGTTTTTAATAATCCAGAACTTGGATTTTCAGCACGAACAATGTTAAATGAGGACGGAAGTATTTCTATCAATGCAGAGGATACAGCTAGAGGATTTGGCTGGACACAGGAAAAGAACGGAAAAACATATGTAAGATGGGAGACGATGAATGGATATTGTATAGAGTTTGGATTTTCCCAACTTGTTGGGAAAGACGATTATATCCCAGAACCGCTTTTTTATCGCCTTGGTATGAAAGCAAGCAACAAAACGGCGGACAAGTTCCAGAACTGGCTCGCAATGGAAGTCATTCCAAGCATCCGGAAATATGGTATGTATGCTACGGATAAGGTAATTGATAATATTTTAAGCAATCCAGACTTTGGTATTAAGATATTGACGGAGCTGAAAGAAGAAAGAATTGCTAGAATAGCAGCGGAAGAAGAAAAGGAAAAGTTACAACAGGAACTTGATTATAGCAAAAACTGGTATTCTATTAAGCGTGTTGCAGCAATGAACGGTGTGGACTGGAAAACATTTAATTGGCGAAAACTCAAAGAAAAGAGCATTGAACTTGGATATGGCGTGAAAAAGATTTTTGATGCAAATTATGGAGAGGTAAATACCTACCATAGGGATGCTTGGGAAGCAGCATACCCGGAGTATGAAATTTAGGAGAAATTTTATGAACAAATTAGAAATCAGGATTACATATGGGAACACGGAAGTAATTCACACACCGGAGAAAATTGTGATTAAATCGCCCAATATCGAAGTAATTACAAAATAGATCAAGAAAAAGAAGTGGCATCTATCAAATTGGTGGCAGGTGCTATTTTTGCACAAATTTTACCGACTGTCATTTGAGACAGCCGCAAACCCAAACAGTTAGGTGGTGGAAATATGGCGTACAGCGGATGGCTGTTAAAGATTGGCAATTACATAGTGCCGATGTCGTTTATGAAAGCAGAAACATACAGTCCATATGTCAACATGCAGGATTTGGACGATTATACAGACGCCAACGGCTATCTGCATAGAAATGCCGTGGAGTTAAAGGCGTTAAAGGTCGAATTTGAAACCCCAGCTATGCTGACAAATAAGACTTTCAATGAGGTTTTAAACAATATTAGAAGCCAGTTCACAAATGCGACAGGGAGAGCCTGCTATATCACAGCGTATATCCCGGAATATGACGATTATGTGACACAGTACGGTTATATGGCAGATTTTCAGCCTACGATATACGGAACATATGATGGAATAATTCGTTACAATTCAGTTCGGCTTGCTTTCATAGGGGGGGTGTATGGTGGTTAATTATAAATATGGCGACTTGTTCAAAAAAGATACGGTCGATAAGCAATTATCCATCGTATCTGATGACGGAAAAATCAATATCACAAATACAGAACTACACCAAGAAAAATTCGAATTGACAGAAAGTTTGTGTTCGGAACAGGAATTGACGTTTGGATCATGCGAAGCCGCCATGATTAAATTCACGGTGTCAAATACATTTTTGCCAATGAAGGGCAGATGGATGACAGTAAGGATGTCTCTTGGTGGACATACAGATGTTCCATTTCAGTTCGGGAGATATAAGGTTGATTCTGATACGCCTACGGCAGACAGGACGTGCCGTGATGTTGTCGCATATGATGCTCTTTATGACATTTTAAATGCAGATGTGGCAGCATGGTATAACACTGTCTTTCCATCCCATAAAGAGCAGCAGAAAGATAAAGATGGAAAAACTACGACTGTTACAGTTTATGATCCGGTCACAATGAAACAGTTCCGGAACAGCTTTTTTAAGCACTTCGGGATCGAACAGGTGGACATTGCTCTCATTAATGATAATATGTCTATTGAGAAAACGGTAGCGGTCACGGCATCCAGTGAGACAAGCTCTGCCACAGAGGAATCAAGCACCATAGGCGAATCTATGAGTGGCAAAGAAGTGTTGTCCTGCATTTGTGAGATCAATGGCTGTATGGGGCACATGGGGCGTGACGGGAAGTTTCATTATATATATCTGGAGCAGAATATACAGGGACTTTATCCGAGAAACGATCTTTATCCGGCAGATGATCTGTTTCCGCGCGATCCAAAGAGTACGCAGATAGGAAAAGGATTCTATGTTACTGCCACATATGAAGATTATCTTGTCAAAACCATTAATAAACTTCAGATCAGGGAGCAGAAGAATGATATTGGCGTGATCGTAGGCACCGGAGACAATGCCTATGTGATCGAGGATAATTTTCTTGTCTATGGTAAAGGAACGAAAGAATTAAAAAGCATTGCAAACAATGTTCTTTCAAAGATCAGGGGGATTGTTTATCGCCCGTTTACGGCAGACTGCAAAGGAAATCCGTGCCTTGAGGTCGGGGATGCAGTGCGGCTGCCGACCAGATATGAACTGATTGAGTCCTATATTCTGAAAAGAACCCTGAAAGGTATACAGGCTTTGCGTGATGATTTGGAAGCGGATGGGGAAGAGTACCGGACAAACGGGGCGAACGGAATACAGAAAAGTATTTTAAAGCTCAAAGGCAAGAGCAATGTGTTGGAGCGAACCATTGAAAAGACACAGAGCACGATAACTGATGTTGAGAAGGGATTGCAGTCACAGATCACGCAGACCGCAACCGAAATTCGCACAGAAGTTAAAAATACAACGGATGGTTTATCATCGAGAATCACGCAAAATGCGAGCAGTATTACAGCAGAAGTTAAAAGGGCACAGGGACAGGAAGTTGAACTTGCAGCAGCTATTAAAATTAATGAGGACAAGATTACAGCGGAAGTTACGAGAGCAAGCAAAGCAGAGGGCGATTTGTCCGGAAAGATAGAGGTAACTGCAACTAAGATACGGTCAGAAGTCAGTGCTTCGTTGAAGGCATGGAATATTGATGGCTATGATATTAATTATTATGGTTTTGGAAAACCCCAAGATACTTACCCTGCATCATCCAAATATAATGGACGCAGTTTTTTAGATCAGGATAGTGGAAAATTGTATGGCTGCGATCCGGATGGCGGAATTAACAGCGGTAAATATAAATGGACATTGATAACCACGCTTAAGCAGCTTTCATCCAATATGTCTAGTGCGATTACGCAGACATCAAAGGGGATCGAAAGCAAAGTTACAAGAGACAGCGTCATTTCAGAAATCAACCAGTCAGCCGAGGGCATCAAAATTAAAGCAAAACTGCTTGAATTAAAAGGTTCTATGGAAATGACCGGGGGATATATGCATATTCAAGCGGAAGAGTCTGTAGAAAACCTTATTGAATTTAAACGCAGTGGAACACTTGTACAGATGGGAACGGATGGATTTCGAACAGTGGAAGGGACGCTTGAAAGTCCTGTTCATAAATGTACGGTTCAATATAATCAGGTTTCATTGCATAAAGGCGCAAACGATAATGACCACATGATGATCCATTTAGACGGAGATACCGGAGTAGGTGGATTCAGAGGTGGAGTAATTAATGGATCTGACAAAAGAATAAAAAACACAATTTTAGATTTAAGCAAAAAGCAATCATCTGAGTTTATTTATTCTTTAAGAGCAAAATCGTATCGTTATAATTTCGAAAAAGATGGGTTCCATCATGGATTTATTGCACAGGATGTTTTGAAAAAAGCGGAAAAAGGGTGGAATATTTGTCCAAAAACGTTTTCAGACAGCAATGGGAAAAAGTATTACGGACTGAAATATACGGAACTGATTGCTGATCTGGTTGCCACAGTGCAGTTGCAGCATGACGAGATAGAACAGTTAAAGGAAAAGGTGGAAAATCTATGATAAATGCAAAAATTCGGGAATTTGAAAACGACATTATAAATTATGCAAATTTGTGTGAGGATGTCCCAATCGAAGCTAAGTACCTAGTGTTTAAGGATATTCTGCAGCAGATTAAGGAAGAAGCAAACAGACATGTTATAGCCGAACGGGAGCAGATGAAGCTTGCAAAGGAAAGGGAGAGTGAGGACCATGAACAAAGCGCATAGTGCTATTAATTGGGAGAATTACCCGAGTGATGAAACACCGCTTAATGAAAGCAATCTTAACAAAATGGACGCAGCTATTGGCGTTATTGATGATCGTGTAATCACTCTCGATACCACAAAAGCAACCAAGGCGGAAGTGGCAACCCTTGTTGCGGATGTGACGTTCGAGGAGTCGACGGGAATTATCACAATCACGAAAAAGAACGGATCCAAGATTGCAATCGACACGCAGATGGAGAAAATCGCAATTAACTTCGTTTATAACCCGACCACGCAGCAGATTATCCTGACTCTGATTGATGGCACGAAGCAGTACATAGACCTGTCGGCACTGATTACACAGTATGAGTTCCTTGATTCTGATACGGTAGCTTTTTATATTGATAAGGATGGAAAAGTGTCTGCCATCGTCAAAGAGGGTAGCATCGAGGAAAAACACTTGGAGCCAAACTATCTTGCAAAAATTAAGGTGGAAGTAGCAAAGGCAGAGTCAAGCCAGCAGGCAGCGGCAATGTCTGAAATAAACGCCAAAGCAAGTGAGAATGCCGCAAAAGCCAGTGAAACAGCGGCAAAAACATCCGAAACCAATGCCAAAGCGTCAGAGACAGCGGCGGCGAAGTCAGCCACGGCGGCAGCAACATCCGAGACTAACGCAAAAGCCAGTGAGACATCCGCCAGTCAGTCTGCAGCCACAGCCACAAGTGAAGCGGCATCTGCCAGTCAGTCCGCCAGTACCGCCACAGATAAAGCCACAATCGCAACGCAGAAAGCAACAGAGATCATTGGCAAAGCAGAATCTGCAGCAGAAAGTGCAACTAAGGCACAGAGTTATGCCGTTGGTGGTACAGGAAGCAGAGAGGGCGAGGATTCTGACAATGCCAAGTATTACTATCAGCAGGCAAAAGATGTATCAGAGGGACTTAAAGGTGGATTGCAGCCACACGGAACAGTTGCATTTGCAGATCTTCCGGCACTTGCGGATGTTAGCACAGGGTGGATGTTCAATATTTCAGACGAATTTACAACCACGGATGATTTTAAAGAGGGAGCTGGGAATGTAATTCCTGCCGGAGCAAACATCTATAAAACATCAGATGAAAAATGGGACGTGCTTGCCGGAACTCCGGTAACTGGAATTAAAGGTGCAAACGAAGATACTTTCCGCAGGGGCAATGTAGAACTCACAGCAGAAAACGTCGGTGCAGTGGCAACTGGTGGAGATACAGCAGAGAATACAGCAACTTTTACAAGCAGTGATGTGGCAGATGGGTCCGCGTCAGCATGGACAAGCGTATCAAAATTATCAAGTGGCGAAAAACATTCTTCTATTTTAAAAAAGGTGTCACAGATGTTCAAAAATGTGCGGTATCTCTATAAAATGCTTGGAACGACGGATATTTCTAAGATTGGGAATGGGACATGCACGGGAGCGATATCATCGTTAAACGACGGTTTAGCAAATAAGTCGTATATAAAAATTACAAAAGATGACTGGTCTGGACTTATGGGGTCTCTTACGCCATTATTCGATACTGGCGACAAAGTAATTAATCTGATCGCACATAATGAACTTGACGACACCTATCCTGCTGTACGTGTTGGTCGGGCTGATGCAGATCACGATGGTAATAACATTTCAGACACATATTTAAAAAAGGCGGATGCCAAAAATAATGTATCTAGCTTATCCAATACTATGACAAATTATAATGACCAGACTCCTGTCGTGCAGTATTTCACTGTCCCGGATGATGGGTATTATCTTATTACAGGTCTTGTCACTTTCAGTTCAAACGCAAATGGGTTTCGTGAAGTTTTTATAACAAATACAACATCTAACTATGTCATGGGACGAGTCAGAGTTCCTGCGGTATCCGGCGGTGCAGTAACTTTACAGGTAACGAGTGGTGGCACTTTCGGACCGGGACAGACTGGTACACTCAGTACTTATCAGAACTCAGGTTCAAATCTTAATGTGCAGGAATGGTTAAGTATGGTAAAGATCGCGCCTAAACTGTAAAATTTAAGGATTTTTAACTTCTGTTTTACGAATAAAGCGGACAACTTGGCACAAAAGAAAACTTGTGCAGAAATATAATAAAATCAAGAGCCTAAGAGCCGATTACATGACCATGTGTTGTGTAGCCGGCTCTTTTGCATAAAGCCTGCGGGCAGAAAGGAAAATTATGCACTTAAAATTCATCACAGATAACTGGCAGATGCATAATTTTCAACCAGTAATTAATTTTTTAACAAAATTTAAACTAATCAATCGACATTCTGCGACAATAAGAAATTTACCTGTCGAAACTTGCGACCGAAAGAAATTGAATGTTTGCGGGAAAATTTGTAAAATAAAATTGTCCGATAAGGGCACTTCAAGTTCTGGCTGAGGGGCGGGATAAGGCGTTTTCTTGTCCCTCAACTACAAACGAGTTTGTAATTTGTAGCAATTTGTCAAATGGGGTTGACGATATCGAACATAAGTTCTATAATTTATGTATCGCTATCGAAAGTGCGGAATGATTGGAGGAGAATAAGATGGGGGAAAAAGATTGCAATGAGGAAACAGCGTTTTACAAGGAAAAAATAACTGAAATGGTCGTTAAGTGCGACAACGAGCGATTTTTGAAATTTTTATATAACACAATACTTTCATTCAAAAAAAAGTGGGGCATTTAGTGCCCCTCTTTTTCATGCCAATAGGTTATATTGTCAAATATAGTCTGTCGATGTTCTTTGCTAAGTTCCATTAGCATTTTCAAATTATCTAGCAATTCATTATCCGACATAAGGTCTGGAAGAATATCTGGTGCGTTTTCTAAATTATCTTCCCAACCCATTAAATAAGATGGAGAAACTTCAAGAACTTTCCCAATAATTTCTATTTTATCACTTGGAATATTAGTAATAATGTTGTTTTCATATTTATATAGTGTTTGCTTTGAAACTTTCATTTTCTCTGCAAGCTCTACTTGTGAAATACCTAAAAGCTCTCTCTGCTTTTTTATCCTATCTCCGATTGTCATTTGAGTTTCCCTCCTTTCCTATTGGTAACTTTATTATAACACAAAAAAGTTACTCGTCAAGAAAAAAATAACTTGACAAGTTACCAAAATGGAATATAATGAAAGTAACTTCAAAAGTTACGAAGTTAGAAAGGAGTAGTAAGATGGTTGATACAAACAAACTTCGCGGCGTTATTGCTGAAAATGGCAAAACACAGGCTGATGTTGCGGAAATGATTGGAGTTACGCCAAAAACATTTTATATGAGAATGAGTAAGGGCGTTTTTGGAAGCGACGAAATTCAGGTTATGATTGATAACCTTCACATCCAAAATCCAATGGATATTTTTTTTGCAAAGAAAGTAACTTAAAAAGTTACTAGAAAGGAGATGTAAAAACATTGGAAAAATCAAGATATTCTGTTTTGGATTCATCTGGAAAAGCAACGATTGTTGAGCGTAAAGACGGAAGATATATTGACATTGAAGAAATGGCGCAGCATGTCGCATTTAATGTTTTGGACGATTACAGCAAAATTCTTAATGGCGAAAAGAAAATTGATGAGACAAACATTATATTGTCTATCAATGTTCTCAACGCCGTTGCTCCGTTAGCAAAATATTTTAGAACGGGCTGTGCCTACGGAAAGGATTAGTAGATGCAGATACTTTTGCTAAAGTTGGTTCTTCTTCCGAAATTTCTTCATTGATTTCTTCGCAGTATTGGTCGTACTTGATTTTGAAATCATTGAAAGAACCGTTATATCCACAGATTTTAGCAATAGCGTAGGCAGATACATATTCATCGTTCAAAATTACACCTCCCTTATTTGATGATAAGGGAATTATAACATAGAAAGGAGAAGAATGTTGCATAGCATTGAAGAATTAAAAGATACCCTCTGCCAGCAAATCGAAACGCTGGCAGAGGAAAGTAAGAAAACATCAGATACGGAAACAAAAATTCGCATTGCAGGCGAAATCGACCGTATCGCTGAAACGATTATTAGGATTGATGCCGATTGAGTATTGATTCGATGCTAGATATGTTTCTTTCGATAGATTTTAGCTCTGAAAGATTTTTAATGCTTTTTAAATTACTTAATTTATGAACAGCACAACAATCAGAACTGGAAACATACCAAGCACAATCGCGGATGCAATCTCTAAAATCGTTAAGTGGACATTTGTTAATGGTTACCACCTCCTTATGGAGGATTATAACACGGAAAGGAGTTGGATGGAATGGACGAGTTAGTGAAAGTCAATTTTGATACACAGACAGTATCGGCAAGAGATTTATACGATTTATTATCGAAAGAAGACGGAGTTAAAGGTACAGAACGTTTTAGTAAATGGTTTGAAAGATATTCTGGGTATGGATTCGTACAGGGCATAGATTTTTCAACCCCGAACAAAAAAGTACGGGTTCAAATCGAGGGAACCAGAGAGGTTCAGCGAGAGGTAGACGATATTGATATTTCTGTTGATATGGCAAAACAGATTTGTATGTTGCAGAGAACGGAAAAAGGAAAAGAAATTCGCCAGTACCTCATCGACTTGGAAAAGGCGTGGAACACACCGGAGCAGGTATTTGCCAGAGCGTTAAAGATGGCTGACGAGAAAATCAACAGCCTTAAGGAAAACAACACAAGGCTGATCGCTGAAAATCAGCGTATGAAACCGAAAGAAATCTTTGCTGATGCTGTAGCAACAAGCCACACATCAATTCTTATCGGAGACTTGGCAAAGCTGATCTGCCAGAACGGCTATCAGATAGGGCAGAAGCGGTTGTTTGAGTGGTTGCGTGAGAATAACTTCCTTATTAAAAGCGGTTCGTCAAAGAATATGCCACAGCAGAGATATGTTGAACAGGGATTGTTCGAGGTAAAGGAAAGCAACGTGCAGAATCCGGATGGATCAGTAAGAATTACTCGGACAACCAAGGTAACCGGTAAAGGTCAGATATACTTCGTCAACAAGTTCTTGGAAAGAGGTTGCGCTGATGAAGAATAGCCTGGCAAACTGGTAGTTTCCAACAAAAATATGGAATTGGAAAGATTAACAGGAGGAATTCATGGATAAACAAACGAATATTGCTTTAAGAAAAACATTAGATCAGATCGGCGCAGGCCATTCGCTCAAAGGATACATATACACAATTAGAGCGATAGAGAAATGTCTGGACGACAGGGATGCGCTTAGATGTGTTATGAAGGAAATTTATGCAAAAATCGCAGAAGAGAACGAAACTACCGTATCCAAAGTAGAAAGAAACATCCGGAACTTAATAGAGGTCACATGGATAAATGGAAATGTGAATGCGATCAATGAAATTTTTGGTTATACAGTTTCGCCGAAAAAGGGGAAGCCAACCAATTCAGAATTTATTGCGGTAATAACAGATTTTGTGTCCTTGCACGGGCAGGAAATTGAAAGTGATTCTTATAAGTGGTAGGAGTGATGTGTCTATGAAGAAGTTAGCAAAGGTAATTGAATTAGCCGGTGCGTTACTCTTTTTTCTTGGAATCAGCGCAGATGCAACAGTAAATCCGATGGTAGCTATTCCTGTGTTAGGTGGATTATTACTGATCTACATAGGATGCAAAGTGGATGGAGACTGGCAGGAAGCAGAAGAAATAGTCGAGGATCATGTTTTTAAAGATGAAGAAACAGACGATGGAATTATTTATATATGCGACAGCAACGAAGATAAAGAGAAACTTCCTTATTATAAAGAAGTTATGAAAAAGAAAAGGAATCATCCGAACCGACCAAAGCTGAATGATTCCCAATCAAAGCAATAGCATAAGCTATTTGCGCCTATTTTAGCATAAGAAAAGGAGAAATTCAAATATGAGAGCAGAAAACAATAAAGTGGAACTTACAGGAACGATTATCACAGAGCCGGAATTTAACCATGAGGTGTTTGGAGAGGGATTTTATAATATGTACCTCAAAGTGGATAGATTAAGTGGAACGGCTGATATTATCCCATTAATTATTTCAGAGAGATTAATCAATCTGAATGATAAATACACGGGCACTGCCGTTAATGTTTCCGGTGTGTATAGTTCTTATAACAAACATGAGGAAAAGAGAAATCGTCTGTTATTATATGTATTCGTCTGTGAAATTGAAAAAGCGAATCCGGGAGAGCATACAGATTTGAACAAAATCCAGCTTGACGGATATGTATGCAAAGAACCGATTTACAGGAAAACTCCGCTTGGAAGAGAAATTGCAGATTTATTAATCGCAGTCAATCGTTCCTATGGCAAATCAGATTATATTCTGTGTGTTGTCTGGGGCAGAAATGCGGTGTATACATCTGGACTTCCGGTTGGAACGCATTTGAAACTTACCGGACGCATTCAGAGCCGTGGGTATGTAAAGATGTACGAAGATGGGACAGAAGAGCAGAGAACAGCATATGAGGTGTCTGTGAGCAAAATTAATGTATTAGAGGAGGAAAATTAAGATGGCAGAAAATACCGTTACAATTTCCGTTGAGGAATATGCAGATCTGGTTGCATGCAGGACGAAAGTTCATACAGCATGTGCCATTATTGCAAATGAACACCAAAGAGACATTGAGCTGATGGGGAAAAAGGGAACAACTATTAATTCAAAAATTATAGAGTCAGCTCTTGGATATATTGACGATGAAGCATGCTTTGAAGAGGCACTTAAAAAATATAAAGAGTGGAAGGAGAAGGAAAATGAAACTGAAAATTAGATCATTACATATGGAGAATTTCAAGGGAATTAAGAGCCTTGATGTGAATTTCTCTAATAAGACAAGTATTAAAGGACAGAACGCCGCAGGAAAAACAACTATCTTTGATGCGTTTACATGGCTTCTGTTTAATAAGAACAGTGCCGGAGAGGAAAAGTTCAATGTCCGACCACTGGATAAGGACGGCAACCGCATTGATAACGTGGAGATTAAGGTTGTAGCGGTTCTGGATGTAGATGGCAAGGAAATGGAACTTTCAAAGATTCAGAAGCAGAACTGGGTAAAGAAGCGTGGCACCGATACCGTGACTTTGCAGGGAAATGTCAATTCATTTGAAATTGACGGTTATCCAAAGAGTGAAGCTGATTTCAAAGCTTATGTTTCCGGTCTGGCACAGAGCGAGGATATGTTTAAGATGCTGACCAATCCGCAGTATTTTTCTTCTCTGAAATGGAAAGATCAGCGCGATATTCTGATGCGCCTTGCAACGGATGTATCGGATGTTGAACTGGCGCAGACAGATGCTAAGTATGCCCCATTACTCGGCGAATTGGAGAAAGCACCGTTCACAGATGATATCCGTGCTAAGTTTTCCAAAGCGTTATCCGGGTGGAAGAAGAAACAGGATGAAATTCCGGTACGTATTGATGAAGCAGAAAAATCTAAGATTGATGTGGATGTGGCAGAGCAGGAGCTTGCCAAGGCTGATCTGACAAGAAGAATCGCTGAATGTGGCAAGAAAATGGAGAATGCCGGTAGCGCGTTGGGCGATTTAAGAAGTAAGGAAATGCAGTTACAGTTTGACATGTCCGGCATGGAACAGACGATGAATCGCGAGTTATCAAACAAAAGAAGCATCATGGATGCTGAATTGCGTGATTGTAAAAATGAGTTAGAACATTTTGCGGTTACGATTTCTTTGAAAGAGAAACAGATTTCTGATAACGAAAAAGCTATCACTGATGCGGATGCAGAGCGGAAGAAACTGGGCGAACAGTATAATTCCGAGAAAGCCAAGGCATTTGATGAAACCCCGTATCTCTTTGATGAATCCAAGTGGATATTCGATGAATCTACAACGGTTTGTTCCTTATGCGGTCAGAAGTTACCGGCTGATAAGATTGAGCAGTTAAAGGCTGATTTTGAAGAAAGAAAGACAAAAGCCAAGGCAGATGCAAAGCGGAAACTAAATGATTCAAAAAGTGACTTTATTACCCAGAAAGAATCCAACTTGGAAGAAATCAAGGCAGATGGGTTTGCAAAGAAAAATCTTATCGAGGAACTGACAAAGAAAAATGCTGATCTGCAAATGGAAATAGATTCCTTAAAGAAACAGGAACAGGGGACTCTTACAAATAAAGAGGAACTTTGCAAACTGTTATCCGAGATCCCAGAAGAAGCTGATTATTCGCAGAATGAAGAATATGTGAAGCTGAAAGCAGAACATGACAAGATTCTTGCTGATATTGCCAAGTTGGAATCCGAGGGCGCAGACAAGGTTGTTACTGATTTAAAAGCCAAGAAAGCTGATATGCAGAGCCAGCTTGACGAGGTGAACAAGGTTATTGCGCAGGCGGCTAACAATGTTGCGATTGATGATCGTATCGAAACGCTTCGTGACGAGCAGAAAGAAATCGGGCAGAAAGTTGCCGATCAGGAACAGATGCTTTACCTCTTGGAAGAGTTCATCCGCTTCAAGCTGAATAAGGTTTCTGAATCTATTAACAGCCATTTCAAGACCGTAAATTTCAAACTCTTTGAAATGCAGTTAAATGGCGGTATGAAAGATTGTTGCGAGTGTACTGTGAATGGCGTTCCGTATTCGACTTTGAATAGTGGTCATAGAATCGTAGCCGGACTTGATATTATCCGTTCTCTTAGCGAGTTATACGGTGTAAGCGTACCGATTTTCGTAGATAACGCCGAATCGCTGAATGAGTTCAATGTGCCGGATATGGATACGCAGTTAATTCTTTTGAGCGTATCAGCGGACAAGCAGTTGAAAGTGGATGGTGTGTAGGATGAATATTGGAACATTAGGAATAATGGAACGGATGTCGCAGAAAAATAACAAAGACTTAAAGGTTTCTCCATTGTCGAATATTAAATCTGCTCATAGCGGCAGGGATGGATGGGGGAGTGTGACAATCGCTATCCCAAATGAAATTGTTACAGGATTGCTTACAAACCCAGATGGTTATATTGGCGGCTTATTGATTTGCAGCAAAGAAGAATTTGAAAAGGAAAAGAAGTTGGCAGGAGGAGAGGTAATATAGATGGGAAATGCTGTGAAATCCTACAAAGGATTTAATAAAGATATGACTTGCCGTGGCTTTCAGTACGAAGAGGGAAAGGAATACGAGGAAGAAAGCGTAGAAGTTTGCGATCATGGATTTCACGCTTGCGAGTATCCGCTGGATTGCTTGAATTATTATTCTCCAAATGAAAGCGTATACCACGAGGTAGAGCAGAGCGGAGAAATCCAGAAACATAATGATGATACTAAGGTAGCATCTACAAAAATTAAGATCGGAGCAGAAATCAGCATTGCTGGACTGGTTAAAGCTGCAATCGAATATACGGTAAAAAGAGTGAATAAGGAAGCTGAAAGTGATGAAAATCACGGAGCATCCTCGGCAACCGGAAACTGCGGAGCATCCTCGGCAACCGGATACAAGGGAGCATCCTCGGCAACCGGAAACAAGGGAGCATCCTCGGCAACCGGAGACTACGGAGCATCCTCGGCAACCGGAAACAAGGGAGCATCCTCGGCAACCGGAGACTACGGAGCATCCTCGGCAACCGGAAACTGCGGAGCATCCTCGGCAACCGGAGACTACGGAGCATCCTCGGCAACCGGAAACTGCGGAGCATCCTCGGCAACCGGATACAAGGGAGCATCCTCGGCAACCGGAGACTACGGAGCATCCTCGGCAACCGGAGACTACGGAGCATCCTCGGCAACCGGAAACTGC